ATGCTATCGGATGCCCAAGTAAAGTCATTAAAACCTAAAGAATCTAGATATTCAGTAGCAGACGGGGAGGGATTAAACATTTCTGTTTTTCCAAATGGGAAAAAGAAGTGGGTTTTGTCTTATCGCCAAAATGGAAAGCAAAATCAAAAGATGCTGGGCGAATATCCTTTTATGGGATGTAAAGAAGCACGCCAACAAGCAAGACAATTAAAATTAGAATATCAGGGCAAGGTCGCCAATTCTCCACCTGTCTATAAGGTGGTTGAGGAATGGTTGAGTATCATGAAATCACAATGGACCAGCAAAAAATACTATGACACAGTCGAATATCGACTTGCATATCTAACTGAGGATTTTAAAAATCTTCCAATTAATGAAGTTGAAAGAAAGCACATTTCGAAGAAAATTAAAGAAATTGTTGCAAAGGGTACTTTAGAAACAGCAAGCCGAGCATTAAGACTTGGTAAGCAAGTTTTTGATTTTGCAATTGCCTCAGATTATACAGATCGTAATCCATGTACATTGGTAGAAGATGTAATACCAGAATATGAATCTGACAGCCATCCTTGTTTACCTGTGAGTGAAATGCCAGAATTCTTTAGGCGCATGAAAGCGAGTCATTCTAGCTCAATAGTAAAAATGGCCATGCTTTTAGTTTGTTATACCGGAACCCGAATAACAGAATTGTTAAAAGCTAGGTGGGATACTGGAGAGATAGATTTTGAAAATAAAGTCTGGATAATTCCTGCAGAGAGGATGAAAAAAAGAAAAGAATTAATGGTCCCACTGGTACCACAAATTTATGCCTTGTTTAGGGAGCTCGAGAGCGTCAAAACAGATGACGGGTACATATTTAAAAAACGTGGAAAACCTTATGAAAATATGACATCTGAATCGGTACTTACTATGATAAAAAGAATGGGCTATGAAGACAAAATGGTTACTCATGGTTTCCGTTCATTATTTTCGACTCACGCAAATGAAAGTAAATTATTCCGTGGTGAGGTAATCGATTATCAGATTGCCCATGTGAATAAGTCTACAAAAGCAGATAAGACAAGTAAAATATATAACCGTGCTGAATATTGGGATGAGCGTGTGGAACTTATGACCTGGTATGCAAATGAAGTGGAAGGATGGTTAAAAGACTAATGAATAAAGAAGCTGATTACACAATTATTGGATGTAAAGATGAAGTTGAATTTATAAAGCTACTGGGTAATTCATATGTATATGAAGATATTATAAATAGTTCAATTGATAACCTAGATCCAGACAATTTTTTAAATATTGAAGAATATTATTCACGAATGGCTGATTTTCAATGCTTGAAATTGAGATATAAAAATGAATTTATTCAAAAAAACTCTGGTGCAGAATTTCACTGGTACTTTATCGAAGGTCTTGAAGCCTATATAAATGGACATTTTCTTCCTGCTTTATTAAGCCTAATATGTGGAATAGAGTCTTCTTTAAGATCGACACTTCATTTGATGAGTGATGGTGAAGAAGATAGATTGTATGTAAATAAAATTATGAATAAAGAGATGATTATTGATGCTAAAAATAAAGGTTTACCTATTTCAGCACTAGCTTTTAGTAATGAACAAGATTTTCATAAAAAAATAACAAATGATGAAAAGATCAATCTAATTAAGCTAAGAAATGATCTAATGCATGGAAATATTCGTGAATTCACAGAATATTTTGAAGAGCAAAGAATATTTTATCCTGAACACTTAATTGATTCCCTAGTTGAAATAATCTTGATATCAAAAAAATGGATAAAAGAGTTAAGTGAATTTAAAAATACGATTTAAATATAGGCGCTTATTTAGCGCCTTGAATTGCAGTTTTAATTTTTGCTACAGATTGAGAAGTCCATCCCTTATAAGTTTTTGACTCTCGATCTGGCGGGAATTTCTCCAAATAATATTTTTTAAATGTATTTGGAGCCATACCAAGTTCCTTAGCGAGTTGTCGTAAAGAATACCAAGACATTTGAACCTCCTTAATTTTTCAATTCATTACGTTCTTTGTTCAGTTGGCGCAAAAGGTTATGCAAAGTAACGGTTACAGCTTTATCTAGACTTTTGGTTGAATGAAACTCTGCTAGTTGAGACAGTGCTAAACCAAAAATGTGATATGCAAAAACTTTTGCAGCTTCCGGATTGTTTTTGAGAAGCTCCTCAGTACTTGGACAAATGATTTCTTCAAAAATATGAAGAGCCACCTGATCCGGAGTACCTTCAATACGGCTAGGGTTCAAATTAACTTCACCAATAACTTTGCTCATTGTTCAGCTCCCGATACGTTTGGCACACTATGAAAATGCATCCAATGTGAAGGTGGATCATTTTGATAGTTTGCCCATACGCTATTTAAATCCTCATCAATAGTCATATAGTCTTGTTCTGGGGTGACATCAGGAGCATCTGCCCAACAAATAAGTACCATTATGTCAGTAGGTGGCAATTCATCAGTCACGCTAATCCACGTTGGAACTTTGGATTTCATGAAATCTACGGCTTTCTTCCACATTGCCCAACCACTATTTACACGATGGTAAACATCAAAAAGGTCTTCTTCACTTAGATCAGTTTTGACACCTTCAGCAATATCAAAACAGCCGCCATTCATATCGAATTCGAGGACATCTAAATGTTCGGGAATCCAATATTTTTCTTTAAAAATAGGCAATTGCTCAGCCCAAAATGCTTGTTTAGTTTTTAAATCAATCATTACCTAAGCCCTCAAATATTCTTCTTTAGTCCACTCAACAAACTCTTTATAAAGCTGCTGCGCGGGTTTATTTAACCGGTTGTGATAGTCGATCGTTATGCGGCGCCAAGCGACTGGTACCGCATAATGCTTGGTTAGAAACATCGCTTGATCCATGCCTTGCCGGACTATTACATAGCCCAGCAATTGCAAGTAGTACATAAAGCCAAGCATGTGTTTTTGACTCACTTTCTTGTACTGATCTTTCATATTAGAAGCCATCCTCTAAAAGATATGCTGGTTCATGAGCGGCCGCATTGAGTTGACTACGGCGCTTTTTGGCCATATTCCATAAGGTTTTATGAACGTCTTGATGGCGTGAAGGAATTTCTAACTCTAATTCTTCAAGCGTTTTTAGATCTGCCGCATATTGGAGACGGACGATTAAAGGTGATAATCCATCATCTTCTTGTTTTGTTTGCTTTAACTCTGCAAGGCGTTTGTGCATTTCATTTAATAGTGGCTTACGTTGTTCCTCCGTCCATTTAGTGGTGTAACGGATAACACTATTAACTTCTTCAGGGGTATGAAAGTTCTGGATGCTTTGAACTAATGATTCATAATTTACAGGCATTGAAATGGTTGCCACTTCATCATTTGCTTGCGCATCTAAATCAGAAAAAACTTGTTCACTAGCTGTATCAACAGCATCCATTTCAATAAAATCGAGTTCAATTAATCGTTCTTGCTTAGCCAGATTTATTTGGTCAATTTGCTCTTGAGTAAAGCCTTCTTTTTCAAGATTCGCACAAGTTGAATCTAGCTCTTTTTCTGACTGGCAAATACGGATTGAATCAAGCAAAATTTCAAATTGGGCATTAACATTCGGCTTAATATTAAGTTCGTTAGTAACTGGAGTTAATAGGTCTTCGGAAGCTGTGACATTAGTTTGTTCTGTAATAACAATCGCTGGCTGTTTATCTGCAGGGAAAACTTCAGAAGGTATTACTTTTGCCACTGGCTCAGCTTTTGATTTTTTGCCACGCTGTTTCTTTTTTTCATCACCTAAGCGAATAACACTTAAGTCATCATTAACTTCAAAACCTAACGCTTTGGACAGTGCTTTTAATTGAAGCTTGGCGTTTTCTGCATCACGTTGAACGAAGCCACTGTTAATAGAATCAATTAATGCGTTAGTTTTGAAATCTAAAACATAGACCGTAGGTGAATATGTACTGATTACATAAACTTCCTGACCGTCTTCATACTCATCAATAGTTAATGGCTTTGTGAATGTAATGCCAGCCAGTTCAATAGTTTCGATTTTGATGCAGAATTCAAAACCCGGTTTGCCAAACACAGAAGCGGGGAATTGATCTAAATCAGAAAAGTCCAACATGTCTCCAATAGGACGACAAAGAACAGTTTTACCTTTTTGAAGAGCTGCAAATGCTTCAGCTGCAGTGATTAGATTATTCATGCTGTCATCCCCGTTTTAGCTAATGTTTCAATGTCTTGTTTAACTGCTGGCAGTTTTGCTGCTTCAATTTGGATAAGGGCATCTATGCCGAAGTGTTCACAAACTGTTTTTACGTCTAGGCCACGTTCAGCAATAAAGTTTTGAAGTTCGTCTCTTTGTTGATCTGAGATGCCGTTAAATTCAGGGGGACTAATCCAAGTGCCACGTTGTTTATCAAACGTGCAATTCAATGCTTTAGCCCTCATTAACATTGCTTGACGCATGTTCTGGTAATACATGTGTTCTTTATCAAGCGACTCAGTTAATTGATTAAGGTCACCTGCATGCTCTGCTTCCTCACAGCTTTGTTTCCAGTTTTCTAGCTCTTCTTGGGCTTTAGCTGCTGCAAGTTGTGCAGGCGTTAAGGTGTTAATGTGATCTTTAGCTTGAGTAATCAGGTCAGCCAAGAAAGTAGGGTGTGCTTTAAGATCAGGTACCCATACTTCACCGGTTTCACCGCCTAAAGCACCTGAGTTTTTCGCATGATGTGTAGGCGAAGGTTTGAAATTAATAACGCGGGCATTTTTACCTTCACCAGTAGTAACAGTTGTTAGATAACCCATGACATCTGCGATACGGTAAAGCTCGTTACGGTTTTTACCACCTAGATCTGGTCGGTAAATAATTTGATCACCGTTTTGATCTTCTGATGCGTGTGCAATGAAAACAACATCTTTACCTAAACTGATCAAAGTATTGATGTATTGCTTGAACGTTTGGTTCGCTAAACCTTGAGCCTTTAACTTTAAAGAACCATCTTTTTGACGGTTATTTGCCGTAAGTAACAGGTGGGTTTTAATGCATTCAAGCATTGCACCCACGGTATCAATGACTACGGTTTTATATGGTGCTAAGTCCTGCGGAGTAAGGTTTGCAACATCACTCCATTGTTGAACCTGTACAACCGCACCTCGACGTAATTCACCAGTACGGTGAGCACCACGGTCAAAGTCAAAAGAAATTGCTTTTTCCGCAGTAAAACCCATCGATGATTTACCTAAACCCGGATCAGCGTATAGGTACACAATAATTGCTTGAACCAATAAAGTTTGGTCAGCAGTAATAATCGGTAGAGCCATTTTATTATCCTTATCTTGAGCCAGTGAAGCCGCGCTTAGTTTTATAAGCCTTGCGGTCATAAGTAGGGATATTTGTTTCACGCAGTTTTATAGCGAGCTGCTTTCTGCGTTGGAAGTCGATTACTTGCATAAGAGAAGCGAAAATCTTTGGTTCCTTAGCTTTAAATTGCTCAACATTAAGTGGCTTTTTAACGCCATCTTTAATTTCGTAAAGTACTGAGCCGTTAGCGTTTGCAGCATAGATAGCCCACTTAATACGTACGGAATAAAGACCTTTATCATCACGGCCCAAATAAGACTTGTAGCCGTCAGGGTGCTTTTTGAAATTAGACATGTTCAGCCTCCACCAACTTGTTACGTTCGATGAAGCCTTTTAGAAGGCCATTGATGTTTCGGATGTCTTCAAATTCGGTGAAATCGTTATATGACTTACCGTTAATATCAGTGATTTCATTTACTGTGAGTTGGGTAATATCAACAGCGGTGAATTCAGAACCCGGAACGCCGTAGCTGTCTGGATGAGCTTCAAAATCAAAGCTAACGTTTAAACGGAAGCTATCTAATTTGATGACAGCAACGCCAGAATGTTTACTTGTGATTTTCGCGGTTAACACACCGTAAGTACTTGGTTGAGTTTTAGGTGTAAAAAGAGTAGGTGCTTCTTTTGTTTGGAAAGCTGGCTGCAATTGGCAAGCAACTAAAGAACCACCAGAGATTGCAAGAGCAGCCATGCTGACAAATGCAAATGAGTTGAATGAGTTAACTTTTACGTTCATAATTGATCTCGCAGTTTGCAAAAGCACATCGGACCTGGGGAGGGGCGGTGTGCTTTTTTGTTGTCTGTGAGATAAATATTAGGTAAACCTAATTATTAAGTCAATAGGTATTCCTAATAAAATTAGAAATACCTAATTTTTGTGCTTTAATAGACAAAAGAAAACCCACACGGGGTGGGTTGGATGGAGTTTGTTATGATCGCTAAGAATAAAAGAAACAGTTGTTGTGCACGCCTAGATATTTGGGATGAATCTCCAATAATTTTAGAAGGCGAGCTAAAGCTGATTGTGCTAGAAGCGCTATATGTTGGTGAATTAGATTTAGAGTGGAGACGCGAGTTCTTTTCAGATGCCATTGAAAAGTTAGAAAAACTAGCAGGTCACCACCCAACTCCTAAGCGTGCTTCTTAAGTGTAATTTCTGAGCGGAAGTTTCTATTTGACTTAATGTTATCAAGATAAAATTGGTCTTTGTCTGTTGATGATATGAATTTATTTATCGTATCCCTATCCATCATTGTATAGCAGATCCTATCACTGTTTTTAAGATCAATTTCAAGAGCATGATCGTTTAAGACAATATAGAAATTAATTAGTTCAGAATTAATATTTACAATTTTACTCACGTGAAATACTCCTCCCGATATGTTTTTAAAGGATCGTGTCGGGTCACGATAGGTAAGTTTATGAAATTAGAAAATATAGTAATTATTGAAAACAGACTTTTCCAAAACTCAACTCAAATTTACTTTGAAAATTTTCCATTTGATGGTGATGAGTTTTATGTGCCAGTTGGTGATTACACTAAGCCAATTGGTTTCCTAAAGTTTAAGCAAATTGCTAAGCCAGGCTGCTTTGAATTATCCGAATTAGTGTCCCTAGATTATCCCAGCCCAAATCCACAATTTTCGTTGTCAGGTGTTTTATACTCTCGCCAGAAAGCGATCGAAGCCCATCAATCAATTTGCGCTTATCAGCAGGCGGTAAATCGGTTGCCATGATTTTTGATTCTAATAAAGTTTTAAATTGGTCTGCTTCGAATTTTATTGTCACCACTCCAAATATTGCAGATAAACCTCCATCATTAGCCATGAAATCTGCACCCTTTTGGGTTAAGCGAGTATACCCAAGTGTGAATGTTGAGTTTTGTATTGCTCCAAAGCCAAGCTGAAGAAATATACTTTTAGGCTCTAATAATTCATGGGATTGTAGATAATATAAATTTGCAAATACCTTCTTCCTAGATTCGTCTTCAAGTTGGTACACTTCATGTGAAAAATCATAAGCTAAAGGGTAGGTTGAAGCCATTTTTTCCATCAACTCCAATTGCAAAACTCTATCAAGCAACATGAATTTCTCCAAACATATGTTATTCTCAATTTATCAATTATCTTGTGATATTGGTGGGCGCAAAGGCTAATGCTGCCAACATTAGTCAATCCAAGACCTTCCTAACCTTGGATGGAAAGACCGACTTATCATCGGTCTTTTTTTATTATTTAATTTTCTGTCCAAGCTTTCCTTATTTTACCAACTGCACTACTTGTTCATTTGTAAGGACTGGAATAAAGACTTTATCACCAATGTCCTTTGAGAGGATCTTCACTTCTTCGGCTGTTAGCACCAAAGCTTCACCATGTTTCGCAGCATCATTGATGCGAGCAATAATCTGGTTGATTGGTCGTTTTGAATTGTCCATAAGTCTTCCTGTGATTAATGCGAATAAGGATGTTCTTGTCTGTGCTGACTTGGTGGTACGATGTCAGTAATAGCTGTAATGCTTTCTACCTCATCCATTTCAAAGAAAAATCGCTCACCACCATTCACAGAAAGCAAGCTTAAAACCCCGCCATTTATGCCAACAAATTCTTTAATTGTGCATCTTCCATCCTTCAAGCACACCTGAACAAACTCATTCGGCACAAGATCTGCATCAGGGTCGCATACAACATACCAGCCATTACGAATTGCTGGAAACATTGAGTCGCCAGTGCCTTTAATGCCATAGGCTCTTGGTCCTGCTGAGTGAGTTGGAACATACCCATCTCCAGCATTGCCTTCATAACCCATATCTGTGAAATAGCCATCCATGCCCATCTTGGAGTAAGCCTTAACAGGAACCCAACGCTTAGATGATGGGATAAACGGTTTTTCGATAATTGTTGAAAATAAAAGAGCTTCATCACTATCACTAATGTTGTATTTCTTTTTGAACTCTTCGATATCCAGTTGTTTAAATTTATCTCTCGTGCTTGATTGAATCTCTCCCGTGCCAGATGCAAGCCATGAAGGATTAACATTCAAAAATTTTGAGGCACGTAATAAATTTTCACCTTCCATTGTTTTGGATTTTCCAGACAGCCAATCACTCACAGAAGGAGGTTTAACTCCTACTGCACGAGCAAGCTCAACACCTTTAATCTTTTTAGGTGGCAAAACTTCCATGGCATACCTAAGTCGTTCAGCAAGAGTATTCATACAACTATCCTCACAATGTTAGGAAATCCTAACATAAATAAAATTAGGTATTCCTATTGATTTAATATAAGGAATGCCTAATAATTAAAGAAAAATTAGGAGCACGTTATGAATGACGCACAACTTATAGACAAGCTAGGTGGTGTCACAGCGGTAGCAAGACTTCTGGGGATTGCTCCGTCATCAGTTAGTGGATGGAAAGCTATCCCCCTTGATAGAAAAATCAGGCTAGCAGTTATTGCTGAAGATCTTGGTTTAACAACGCGAAAAGAGCTTTTCCCTGATAACTATCAAGATATTTGGATTGAACTTCGTCCCCAGACGACAAAAAGCAAAAACCTTGGATCATTAACCGCTTAGGAACTAAACCATGAGCAAAGTATTAAATGAATTGCCTGCAAGCGCTAGCAATAACGAATCGCTCATATTGCAAGCACTTAACGCTAGCAATCAAAGACAAGTAGCAGAGATGATAAATGTCGATGCAAGCATCCTTTCACGGATGAAAACAGAAAAGAAATCAAATGGATGGACTGAGATTGAGTTTATTAGCTTTTTGTTGACAGCCATTGGTTTGAAGGTTGTGCAAGAAAGTGATGTGTATTGCTCACCTGAAATTGCAGAAGCAACGCGAGTTTATTTAGCACATGCATTCACTTCACCTGAATACATGCGGATTTTATTCAAATAAAAAACCACTCCCCATCCAGGTAGAGAGTGGTTTATAGGCATTCAGTCGAGATGAATCAAATGAATAAAACTAATTTATCAAATCAAACAACCGAACGCAACCAGCCAGAATTTTTAGTGGGTGACGTTGTAGTGCTTACTAAAGAGTGCCGTACTTTCAAATCAAATGATTTGTTTGAAGTTAAAAACAAAACTTTGACTAGTTTATGGACCATCAAATCAGAGAAACATTTGATTCTGGTTTCATCAAAAGAAATCCGCACAGCAACAGTTGCAGAACTTAACGCTAAACGCCGACTAACAAGCGCTGAGCAAGCATTAGCGGAGGTGTCATGAACAGCTTTACACACCAAATCAAAGATTCTCGCCAGCAAAGTGAAATCCAATCTTTCTATGAGCCTGCATTGCGAGTACTTGGCCACCTATTTGAGGTGAAAAAGCAAAATTTACGCAACAAGGGGTATGACGAAAATAATGCGGCGGTAACCAAAGTTGAATTTTCAGAGGCTATGGCTCGTCAATTTCGCATAACGCAGTGGTTGGCACAGCAGATTGTAACCAGCTTAACCAAAGCGTGTTTGGTTGATTCTTTTGGAGGCTATGTTAAGCCAAAGGATGGTGAAAAGTGAGATATGCAGAAAGAAGAAAACAGGATATTTCCGTTTCCACCACACCGCTAGAGGTGGTAATTCCACTGGAACAACCAGTAACGATCTATTCGGCTAAAGAATTAGCAGCCATGCCACTTTCAGTTATGAATGCCGCAATTGAGGCTCAGGAAAGATTTTATCAACTTGAGGAATTAACTCATATGGGGGGGCAGGCTATAGCAGTTCGCCGTCTTATGGAGGATGGGCACAAGCTAATTCAGGTGAAAGAAAAGTCTCGCATTCGCTACAAAATCAACAACGAATTTATTCCTCCAAGAATTATTCGTCAGTTGGAAATGCGCGGATTAGTGAAGCTTGGAAGGGGTAAGTAATGATTATTATCACCCCTTCAAAGCCCCTTCGAACCCCCTTCAAAGGAGATAAATAACCATGCGTGACTATGGGAAAGTCTCACCACATTTCTGGACGGGAACTACGGGAAAAAAACTTCGTCAAACACCTGAAGGCTTAATTGTCGCTATGTATTTAATGACAAGCCCTCACGCGAACATGCTTGGCTTGTATTACATACCCCTTCTATATATTGCTCATGAAACTGGCTTGGGCTTTGAAGGGGCTTCTAAGGGGCTTCAAAGAGCCTGTGAAGCGGGGTTTTGTAGCTATGACGAAGCCACGGAGACAGTCTGGGTGCACGAGATGGCACGTTTTCAAGTAGCTGAGTCATTAAAGCCAGCCGATAACCGCTGTAAGAACGTGCAAAAAGAGTATGACTCATTGCCGTCAAGCCCTTATTTATCAAGCTTTTTCGATAAATATGCACAAGCATTTTGTATGACTCAAAAGCGTGGCGAAAACGCCAAAATAGATAGCCCCTTCAAAGCCCCTTCAAAGCCCCTTCGAAGCCAGGAACAGGAACAGGAGCAGGAACAGGAGCAAGAACAAGAAAATACTCACACACAAAACGCGGCTGAAAATTTTTCAGCGAAAGAAGAATCTTGGAAACCAAATCGTGAACTTTTGCTGAATGTGCTTAGGACTTCACAAGTGGGTGCACAAGCAGAGCAGGTTTTAGAAATGCCAAATTATGAATTTCATCTTGGCAACTTCAATGCTCACTGGGAAAACAAAATTGATCTCACTGAAAACCAACGAACTCGAAAGTTTGCAACTTGGTTAATTCAGGAATTCACAAAGTCGATAAGACCTAAAAAACAAAACTCACCAATGAAAACTGCACCAGCAAGAGACGTAAACAGTGCTTGGGGTGATTCAAAACAGTATGCACCAGCCACAGATGATATCGATGTAGGGGAGATGCTATGAATGCATTGAGCAAACAATTCAAAACTGAGCTGGTACAAACTAATCAGTTTTGCCCTAAACACAATGAGTTAATGGTTTTATTAATTGGTCGTCCAGTTTGCCAAACATGTGCAAATGAAGCGTATGTGAAATCACAAATTGAACACGCACACCAAGTCAACCTTATGGTACGCGAGAAACATTTTGCCGGAGCAAAACTCCCTGAGCGCCACAAGGAAAGCGGATTTAAAAATTATGTGGTGAGTATTGATCCGCAGAAAGAAGCTAAAGCTGCTTGCCATAAATTTGTTCAAGATTTTAATTCAGGGAAGAAGCGCAATCTGATTATGGTTGGGCGTACAGGAACAGGCAAAACCCATCTTGCATGTGCTATTGCTCGTAACGTTTTAGACAAGCGTAGTTATGTTCGTTACGTCACCTCAGAAGACATGGCAAATGAAATTGCGACTGCATGGACAAACCCAGATGACAATGAAGCAAATGCAATTTTTCGCTTCACGGACTGTGATTTATTGATATTGGATGAATATGGTTTGCACGACCAACACGAGAGTCGATTGCAGCTCGTTCATAAAGTTTTATATGCACGTTATGACGAAAAAAAGCCGACAGTTTTAATTTCCAACATGACGCTTGAGTCTACAGAAAAGGCGCAAGGTTTGAAGGAAAACTTAGGGGACCGTTTATGGTCTCGGTTTCAACATGACGGTTTGACAGTAGTTGAATGTGACTGGGATGACTTGCGTTTTGGTGGGGCAGGATCATGACTAAATTCGAGATTTTAAGCTGTGGCTTACTCATTTCGTGTGTAACAGCAGTACTTTGCGGTGCGGTGGTTTTGTGGTGGTTGGCGCGTAAAGAGCTAGATGAAAAAGGAATTCACCAATGAAACTAACTAAACAGCAACGTGCTGAGCTAAAACAAAAGTTTGGTGGACATTGCGCTTACTGTGGTGATTTGCTTGGCGATAAGTGGCATGCAGACCATATCGAAGCAGTGAAGCGAGATTTAATTCATGTTGGTGGCGGTAAGTTAATTACGGGTGAAATGACTAGACCGCAAAACGACACTTTAGAAAACATGAACCCTGCATGTGTTCCTTGCAATACAAACAAATCGTCTATGCCGCTGGAAGGGTGGCGGAGGATGCTCACACATTATCGTGATGTTCAGTTGTTACGAGATAGCACACATGCTCGTCATTTACTACGTTTTGGGCTGATTGAAATCAAATCTGAGCCTGTGAAGTTTTTCTTTGAGAGTTATAAAGAGGGCCAGTCATGAATAAACCATTAGAAACTTTTGATATAGACGCAGCAAAGGCTCGCTACGAAAAATTACGAGGCCGATATAACCGGAGTGGGCTATCTAATACTGATTACAACGAGCTACTTCAATTAGAAAAGGCACTTGACCAAGCGAAGAAGTTTAATGCGGAGGGCGCAAAAAATGGACAGTAGATGGATTGAAGCGCAACGCCGTGAAATGGAAAAGCTTATTTCACCAGAGCTAATCAAGTCGAGAGATTTAGCACGTCAAAGTTACTTCGATCAGATGGAAAAAGAAATGGCTGACCACGTATCACGCTCAATTGAACCACTCAGCGGTAAAAAGCAAAGCACTCTGGTTGAACTAAGTGAGTCAATTGAAAAACTGGCTCAGAAGTATAAACAAGATGCTCATTCTTCCAGCCTTTTTGGTGATCAGGATAAAGCGCGAGTTTATAACTGCTTTGCTAATCAATTGGACCATTTGCTGAAAGGTGGTGCTTGATGTCATCAGTCAGCATTGCTGAATACCGTAAGTTATTTCCTATTAAGAAAAATAAAAAGCGGCGTTCAGCAAAGCAAATTGCCAGACAACCAAGTGTGGGTGAAATGGTTCTGGCAACGCATTTAAGAGCATGCAAGATTGGTTTTGAACAGGAATATAAGTTCCATCCTGATCGTAAATGGAGAGCAGATTTTTTAATAACGGGTAAAAAGATTTTGATTGAGGTAGAAGGCGGGATCTGGAGCGGAGGTCGCCATACGAGGGGCAAAGGTTATCTAGGAGATATGGAGAAATACAACTCCGCAGCAATGATGGGTTTTACAGTTTTACGGTTCAGTACAGAGCAAGTTAAGTCCGGTATGGCATTAAAGCAAATTGAATTATTAATTAAGGGTAAATAGGAAGGCGATTATGCTAGTTGAAAAGTTTGATTTTATTGAGTTACTTCGCCTTGCTATTGCTCAAAGCGAAGGTAAAGGAAAAATTACTAAGCATGTTGTTTTGGGAGAAATTGCCTTATTGCCTGCAGGTGCAAAAAAATGGGCAGAATTACTGCTTGAACGTGTTGATTTTGAGCGCATTGCAGAAATCACAGAAACAAAGAAAATTTATGAGACCAGGATAATTAATGGTAAGGAATCAAAAAAGCGTATTGGTGAAATACCGGGTAAAGTTGAAATAAAAAAAGGGGAGATTAACTCAGCTGATTTTTTCCGCGTTAGAAACGTACTGGCGGGTAAGATCCATCGTGAAATGATCAAAAAGAACTTTAAGCCAAATAATTGTCAGGGCGATTTATCAAATGTGGCCAAAGGTATTGCTGAGGTTGTTTTGCGTGGGCGATTATTTACAAAGGCAATGTGTGGCCATTGCCAGGGATTAGGCAAATTGGAGTTATTCAATGAAAAGGGATATCCAAACGGCTCTAAATTTTGTGATAAATGTGGTGGTACGGGGAAACGCCCTTATACATTGCATGAAAAAATCACGATCGCAAAATTAAAAGTATCTAAATCTGGATATTCTGAGCGCTATGAACCATACGAGTTAATTGCTGAAGCATGTATAGAGAATTGGGAAAACAGTATTAGAACAAGCTTGGCTAGATCGTTTCATTTTGAATCAGAAGAAATCACCCTTGCTTGACATAAACAGAACGGTTGAGTATAAGTATTTCTAAAATGGGCGCTTTATACATGGATCGCCAGAAAAATTTAATAGAAGCTCACTAATTTTAGTGGGCTTTTTGCGTATCTAGAGCATTGAAAATGGAAAACACCTGGCATGCTGACCAAGAAAAACCAGAATTACGGCCAGATGAAAAACCTTTGAATTGCCCATTTTGTGGATCTGATTCAATTTGTACGGATTCTTCACATTATGGAAAACCAGATGAAGACGGCTCTATAGCGTGGGATGCTTTCACATGGTGTCATGATTGTGGATCAAAAGGCCCTAGTGCTTGGGCGATGATCGCTTGGGATGAAAATTTTCATTACGACACTGTTTATGAAGAAAGATCAATTGTTAATTATGCTATTCGCCAGTGGAATACACGCAAATAAGATTTTTAATCTCGTGAGGGGTGTTTTATAAGCACACCTCTCTTTTAGCCGGACGGATTACGGCGCAAACGGCCCCGCTACATACTAGTTATTGGCGGGGCTTTTTCTTTTTGGAGTATGTATGACTGAATTTCAAAAAATTACGCATGAGATTAGACAGCTCCAAGTAGAGTTAAATCATTTGGGAAGCTGTACAACGAAAGGATTATCTACAGAACAGATCGCTCAATTAGATGAGCGATTTTTTTTAGCCATAGCAAAGCAAAACAAATTAATTGCACGGCTCAACAACAAGCCTGAGGGCTTCTTTTAAGGGGCTAGGGCATGGATGGTAAAGATTATTTTTGGCTTACTCGGAAAAAAGAACCTAAAACCAAACCCAAATCCAGACCACTGCCTAAGGCGAAGCAAAAATATCTCGAGGCTGAGGCAACACTTAAGGAAGAACTTGAGGATTTGGCGATTGGTTTTGAAAGTAAGTTTCAACCGATCCATACCAAACACTGGCGCTTTGATTTTCATGTTGTGAAATTGCGTTTGCTCATTGAAATTGAGGGTGGTCCCTGGTCTGGTGGACGTGGTGGAAAGCTGGCAAATAAAGCATGGAGTCTTGATCGATATGATCAAGCTGAAGAGATGGGTTATAAAATAGAGCGCTTTCATCCAGATTCTATTTTGTCGGGATATGTCATCAACTGGATAAAAAGTGAATTAGCGAGAATTGAAGATGGAGCAAATAAGACCATTTCCACCGACTGATTTTATTGATCAAGCAGATGAAGAAGAAGCAATTAGACTAACACCGGCACCAGATCTAAAAAAATGGGTTGTTGCTAATTACTTAACTATTGGTGGACCTCTTTATAACCCCGATCATGATCACATAGCTGAGCTGCTTCACGATAATGAAGAATTTTTAGCATTTGCTTGGGCCTCTTCTGCATATAAAAGCAAGCAAGCTATGGTGTTAGGCCAGTGCGAAAAAGTCATGTTCAATGTTGGTGGCTGGCGCAAAGCTAGACAAGAGCAACAGATGCGTGACTGGTTCGGCTTTGTGCCAACATACTTAATAACTGTCGACGCTTCTTTCTGTGAGCGTGCAAACGATACAGAGTTCTGTTACTTACTTGAACATGAGCTTTACCACATTGGAGTGATGAGAGACGAGGACGGAGAAATTGTTTATAGCGATAGTTCTGGTCTTCCTAAGCACTATCTTGCAGGTCATGACGTTGAAGAGTTTATTGGCGTAGTTAAACGTTATGGACCAAGCAAAAATGTTAAGCGACTTATTGAAGTCGCAAAAAATCCGCCGTTTGTTTCAAATCTTGATATTTCAAAATGCTGCGGCAACTGTGTAATCAATTGAGCCTAATGGCTCTTTTTTTGCCCATTTTGTTATACGTAGTTATACGATGAGGAAGTTATGGCGACACTAAAAGAGCCTGTGAAAATCTTTATAGTTCAGTCTCTTGCTTGTCGTGATACACCTCAAGAAGTGGCTGAACTCGTAAAACAAGAGTTTGGCGTTGATATAGATCGTGTTCAAGTTGCAACTTATGACCCTACAAAGGTTGCTGGTAAGAACTTAAGCAAAAAGTATGTCGAACTATTTGAAAAAACCAGAGATGAGTTTGATAAAGGCTTAATTGATATTCCAATTGCTAATAAGTACTACCGATTGAAGCAATACCAAAGACAACTTGAGAAGACTAGAAACGTCAAAACAGCCTTAAAAATTCTTGAGCAAGCCGCTAAAGACATTGGTGGTCAATTTACTAATCGCCAAGAAATTACAGGCAAAGACGGCGGACCAGTCCAAACAGTTAATTCAGAAATTCCAGTTCCAATGGAAGATTACTTAAAAGCGCGGAGGGAAGTCTTAGATGAGTACTGATGCGGCTCGGGATAAAGCCATCCGGATCGAGGCGCAAGAAGATTTATATTTCTTCACAAGGTACATGTTTAAGGAGCGCCGTGGTTATAAATGGATGCAAAATTGGCACCACTTAGAAATCTGTGAAGCTTTGATGAAAGTTTATCGCGGAGAGATAAAGCGGTTAATTATTAACGTTCCACCACGATATTCTAAAACTGAAATTGCTGTAATTAATTTTATGGCTTGGTGTTTTGGAAAGAAGCCTGACTGTGAGTTTATTCATATCAGTTACTCGGCAATGCTTGCCGCAAATAACGCCTTCCAGATTCGAACACTCGTACAAGAGGAGGCGTATAAAAAGGTCTTTCCTGATCTTACATTGCGTGATGATAGTAAGGCTAAAGACTTCTGGAGAACTTCTCAAGGCGGTGTCTGCTATGCGACTGGTACAGGCGGTACGATTACTGGTTTTGGCGCAGGTAAACTTCGTGATGGGTTTGGTGGATGCATCATTATCGATGACCCACACAAAGCGCATGAAGCTTCTTCTAAAACAATTCGAGAGGGGGTAATTGATTGGTTCCAAAACACCCTTGAGTCGCGTACTAACTCGCCAGATACGCCGATCATTGTGATTATGCAGCGACTTCATGAAGATGATTTAGCTGGATGGTTGCTAGGTGATAGAAAAGACGGCGTTCCTGTAGCTGGTGGAAACGGTGAGGTTTGGGAGCATCTATGTCTTTCTGCTATTCAGGAAGACGGATCCGCACTGTGGCCAGCAAAACACAATATCCAAAAGTTAAGGCAAATGGAGCAAGCTGCGCCGTATGTTTTTGCCGGGCAGTACCGACAAATGCCATCACCGCCAGCAGGCGGTTTTTTTAAGCCCGACAATATTCAAATTGTTGATGCTTTGCCTGCAGATGTAGTGAAGCAAGTAAGGGCATGGGATTTTGGCGCTACAGAGAATGAAGGCGACTTTACAGCAGGTGTGCGAGAAGCTCTTGGTGCAGATGGTTTTACTTACATTGTCGATGTTACAAGAGGACAGCTTGGCCCTGACAATGTAAATAAACGCTTAAAGCAAACCACTGAGCTTGATGGAAAAAACGTAACTGTTCGAATTCCTCAGGACCCTGGTCAAGCAGGGAAATCTCAAGCTCTGGCATTTACAAAACTTCTCAGTGGCTACCATGTGGTTGCAAAACCAGTATCGGGTGACAAGATCACTCGGGCACAGCCTTTTGCCGCTCAAGTAAATGTTGGGAATGTTCGAATGCTTAAAGGTGATTGGAACAAAGCCTTTATTGAAGAACTTCGGAATTTCCCTAATGGAACAAATGACGATCAGGTAGACGGTGGATCTGACGCTTTTAATGAATTACATGAAGGATTTGAAACCTTCTTCGCTGATATGGGATTTGCACGATGAGTGATGTAACTTTTCAACATCCTGAATATGTTAAAAACTTGCCATACTGGCAAAAACTTGATGATGTTTGTGAAGGTGAAGATGCAGTTAAGGCTAAAGGTGAAAAATATTTGCCGATGCCAAATGCACATGATAAGTCACCTGCAAATAAAAGCGCTTATGAGGCTTATCTTACCCGTGCAGTCTTTTATGAAGTAACAGGGACTACATCAAATAGTTTAGTTGGTGCAGCTTTTGCAACCGATCCAAGTTTTAAATTTCCTCCGGAACTTGCTCATTTAGAACGTAATGCAAATGGTGCTGGTTTAAGTACTTATCAATTGGCTCAAAATGGAATTCGCCATTTATTGAAGCATTATCGTTGTGCTTTATATGTAGATTATCCTGATGTGCCGCCAGCTCGTAATCTAGCGGAATTTAAAGCACAAAAAGCCTATCCGATGATTCATTTACTAAATGCCCTTGATGTAGTGAATTGGGATTCAGTAATGATCGATAACCAGAAAAAACTTTGTCTCGTAGTTATCCGTGAATTTAGGTCTGAGCGCGGTGCTGATGGATTTAGTAAAACCGAACAAGAGCAATATCGTGTACTTCGTTTAGAGCCTGATAATGAAGGAAACTTCATCTATACAGTTCAAGTTTACACAAAAGGCGACAAGGGTACATGGAAGGGCGAAGATAAGAAGTATCCCACTGATAATAACGGGGATTTCTGGTCTTATATTCCATTCACTTTTGTGGGGGCTATTGATAACTCTGAAGAGATTAAAAAGCCTCCATTGCTCCCATTGGCTAATCTTAATTTAGCTCATTATAGAGATAGTGCGGACTTTCAAGAGTCCGTTTTTTATATGGGCCAACCACAGTTTTATGCTAAGGGAGTTAATTGGGCTTGGTATGACGAGGCTAAAAAGCGTGGCATTTATATCGGTGCGAAAGTTCTATTACCTTTACCTGAAAACGGTGATTTGGGGATTGTACAAGCAGATCCAAACACATTAGCACGGGAAGCTATGAAGGATAAATGGGAACAGATGAAAGAAATGGGTGCTCGACTTATTGAAAAAGGTTCCGCAGCTAAAAAGACTGCTACTGAATCTAACAGTGATGATGCCGTGCAGCATTCCGTTCTTTCACTTTGTGTTGTGAATATGAATGAAGCTTTTTCTATGGCTTTACGTTGGGCTGCTAAATTTGTAGTACCCAATGTTGATGTTCTGACTAAAGATGAACTGATGTTCGAAATTAGTCAGGAATTTAACAAGCAAGGTTATTTAGCTGAGTTAGCTAGACAGTTATTTGAAGCAGCTCTACAAGGCCGATCTTCATTTAAATCGTGGTGGGAATACAACCAAACAGGTATGTTCCCTAAACAAAAATATGAAGAAGAGCTACAGAATGTTGAAGCAGAGCAAGATGGGACTTTAAATCAAAAGGTAGAGTGAGATGGCAACAGATATCAAAAAACTATTTGAAGCACTCACTCAGCACCAGGCCTATCTTTATCGCGCTTCATCAAAAACGGTAAATGAGCTATTGGCTTTATTCAATGATGATACGAGCAAGATGCTTTCTAAGCTACGGGATTTATTGGATGAGCTTAATGAGTCGGAGAAAGTTGCTTTAGCTGGTGGTAAATATACAACTTCAAACTTAAGGGAAATTAGAGATTTGATTTCCCAATGGTTTGCCAGTGTTAATTTAGCATTACCTGAAGCTTTTGCCGTTTCAGCTACGGCACTGGCTGTTTATGAGGCCAATTACGTAGCTAAGCTCTATGGAGCAAAGATTAATAAGCCTGATGGGGAAAAACTATTCTTATCCGCTAAAAAAGTTCCGTTGGCAGGTGGCGCTCTTGTCGATGATCTGCTTTCAAGAATTGCTGAAAATGCCCGTCAAAAGGTTGAGTATGCAATTCGAGATGGTATTAATTCAGGCAAAACTAACCAAGAAATTGTTCAGCGTATTCGTGGTACCAAACGGCTTAACTATGAAGATGGGATCTTAAATGGTACCAAAACTGATATTGAGCGAACGGTAAGAACTGTGCGAAGTCATGTAGCTAATCAAGCCTATCTAAATAGCTTCAACCAAATTGGCTTTGAATATGTCCGATTTGTTAGCGTTTTAGATGGACGAACTTCTAAGCTTTGCGCTTCATTAGATGGTTCAGTGTGGGAAATAAATGATCCGGCAAAGCGAGTGCCGCCGTTACATCCTAACTGTCGCAGTATCTTGGTTCCGGTCGAGAAGGACGGTCAACTTGTTGGCGAACGGCCATTTGTAATGGACGAACGTAGAGTTAAAGACATCCCCAAAGAAGAGCGAAGCCAGTTAATAGGACAGTTAGATGCAAACACCACATTCAAAGAGTTCTTTAAGAAGACAGACGATTTCTTTCAAAGAGAATGGTTAGGACCAAAGCGCTACAAGCTTTATAAAGAAGGAAAGTTTGATTTTGAAAAGTTCTTCGATCCTGAAGGACGATTGTACACATTAGACCAACTTCGTAAGTTGGATGAGCAAACCTTTAAGGAGTTGGGCTTATGAGTGAGTCAAGACATTTAGTGCTAAAGCGTCACCCTACTTTGAAAGGTTATCTGGTTATTTGTGATGAAGAAACTGGACAGCCACTAGCTGGACAAAGAGCAGTACAGATGAATTCTGATGCCTTAAATGGACCCGCAACAATTACTGTAACTTTTGAAGCATATGGTGCTCATGGTGTTCGCTTAGTGAGTGATGAACAAAGGCCGGCTCAAACAAAGGAAACGTAGCGAAAGGTACTACAAATGCCTGAAAAGCAAATCAATATGTCAGATGCTCAATATATTCTGAGCACAAAATGAATTCTGGTGCCATTTCTTCAAATTAAGGTTTCAAGCCATGGCAATTTATGGTTTTACTTTTGAAAGATTAAAAGCAATTGCACTCATCAAATAGAACTTAATTTTTAACCATAGCACCTTCGGGTGCTTTTTTTGCGAGAAGAAAATGCCAAGCCCTATTATCCAATATTTCCAATATGAACATTTACCTGAACATTTGCAGCAAGTTAGTAAGCCAATTGGTGATTTAGCTCGGCAAATGGATGAGCAACTTCCTGACGGGCCTGAAAAATCCACAGGATTAAGAAAGCTACTTGAAGCAAAAGATGCATTTGTACGCCAAGCTTTAAGTAAATAATCATTTATAGAAATGAAGCGTCCTAAAGGGCGCTTTTTTATTGCCTGCCGAAAGCGGATGCTAACGGCGAATCCGGGCGGATGCCCATTTTGTATATATAGGTTGGATGACCAATGAAACTTAAAACAGTAACAATCGACGGTAAAGTTTATGCGGAAGTAGACGGAGATAAGCCGATCTATATTCATGATGACGGCAAAGAAATGCCACATGATGCACCACACTCGGTAGCAACAATTGCACGCTTAAACAATGAAGCTAAAACACATCGTGAAGCCAAAGAAGCAGCCGAAAAAGCATTAAAAGCTTTTGAAGGAATTGAAGACCCAGCGGCAGCTAAAAAGGCATTACAAACAATCCAAAATCTCGACGATAAAAAGCTGGTGGATGCCGGTGAAGTTGAGAAAGTTAAAGCTGAAGCTATCAAAGCAGTTGAGGAAAAATATGCCCCGATTGTTGCGCAACGTGATGCTCTAGAAGCCTCTTTACATAAAGAACTTATCGGCGGTGGTTTTGCTCGTTCTAAGTACATTCAAGACAACATTGCAGTACCTGTGGATATGGTTCAAGCGACCTTTGGTCATCACTTCAAAATCGAAGAAGGCAAGGTGGTTGCATATGATCCGAACGGCGAAAAGATTTATTCACGTGTCCGCCCGGGTGAACTTGCAAATGTTGATGAAGCTTTAGAGTCATTGGTTGGTGGATACCAGCATAAAGACTTAATTCTTAAAGGTGGTAAAGGAACTGGTGGCGGTTTTCAAGGTGGGGGCAAAGGTGGAGCACCTACTGGAATGAAACGCAGTGAAATGTCTGTTTCTCAGAAAGCAGATTACATCAAAGAACATGGCAATGATGCCTTCCTAAAACTACCGAACTAATCATTAAATATTTGGAGATAAGTAGTTATGACTACGACAGTTAATTCCGACATGATCATCTACAACCAACTGGCCCAAACAGCGTATTTAGAACGTTTACAAGACAATTTGAATGTCTTTAATGAAGCTTCCAATGGTGCGATTATTTATCGTAATGAAATCATTCAAGGTGACTTCAATAAAAATGCATTCTACAAAGTTGGTGGTAGCATTAAACATCGCGATGTGAACTCCAATGCAAAAGTAACTCCGGAAAAAATCGGTGCAGGTGAGTCTGTAGGTGTAAAAATTCCATATAAATATGGCCCTTATGCATCTACTGAAGAGGCATTTAAGCGCCGTGCTCGTACACCAGAAGAATTTGCTATGGTTGTTGGTTACGATCTTGCTGATGCATTGGTTGCTGGTCGTTTAGAGTACAGCCTAGCTTCTTTAAAAGCTGCTATTTCTAGTAATCCCGATATGGTTGCGAAAGGAAGTATCGTTGTTGATGGCCGCAAAGCATTAACTCGTGGTATGCGAAAGTTTGGTGATAAGTTTGGCCGAATTGGCTTATGGGTGATGAACTCAGATACATATTTCGATATTGTCGATGATGCTATCACTAAGCAAATTTACGGTGAATCTGAAATCGTTATCTATGGTGGTTTACCAGGAACCTTAGGAAAGCCGGTATTGGTGACGGATGCTGTAGGTGATAACGATGCTTTTGGTTTGCAGTATGGTGCTGTAACTGTAACTGAATCACAAGTACCGGGCTTCCGAGCTTATGACATCAATGATGAAGAAAACTTAGCAATCGGTATGCGTGCTGAAGGTGCATTTAACTTAGATATTCTTGGTTATAGTTGGGATACATCGAAAGGTGAAAATCCTGACCTTACATTACTTGGTTCAAGTGCTAACTGGATCAAATATGCGACCAGCAACAAAATGACAGCAGGTACCTTACTTGATTTATCGGGTACAGCGACAACTGGTTAAAACCTAAAAATTAAAATCTAAGGGGGCTAATAAGCCCTCTTTTTTATTATTAAGAGAAAAGCGCCATGAAGATTATCTATACACGTATTGCAGCAGTGGCTGCATTAGAGACGGGCATTATTGCTAACCCTGACTATTATGAAAACCCAAATTTGAAAGCAAAAGAGGTAATCATTTACGGTGATTACCCGAAAATTCAAAATGATTATGAAGCTTTGAATATTCCAGTTGAAGTTCGCAAATTGGAAGAACCTGCAAAAACAACTTTGGCCACAGTAAATGTCGCGGTTGGAATTACTCCAGAGCTGCAAAAAGTCATTGATCAAGCAAAAGCTGACTGTGAAAAGGTTATTGAAGAAAACGGGCAACTTAAACAGAAAATCGAAATCTTGGAACAAGCTAATGGTGATAGTTCGGAGTTAATTTCTGAAAACTCACGTTTAAAAGATGCTGTACTCCAAGCTGACAATGCTGCTAAAGCGGCTGAAGGAAAGGTAGTAAGCATTCAAGCAGAGTTTGAGGCTTTTAAAAATGATGTTGCTGCTATGCAAGCGCGTATTGCTGAATTGGAAGCTGGAAAAGCGGAAGAAAATCCAGCTACAGAAACGGCAGCTAATGATTTTGAAAATTGGTCAAATGATCAATTAAAAGAGTATTTGGCTAGTAAGAACATTGGCTACAAGCCGTCTGCAACAAAAGCAGAACTCCTTAAATTAATCCCGAAGGAATAATGCAATGAGCTTTATTACTGTAGATGACGCAAATTCAATTTTGGGCAGCGATTTTGCACCAGACAGTGATAAAGCTCGTCTGGTTAAACTGGCAAATGTCTGGATGAAAAACAGAATAGGTTTTGTACCAGATCCTATTGACCCACTTCTTAAGGATGCAGCTTGTGAAATTATCAAAGGAATTCTGGCCAAGGTAATTTATAACGGCAAAGATCAGCAGCTGAAGCGCAAGAAAGTTAAAGCTGATTCTGTAGAGTCAGAAAAAGAATACCAAGATGGATCTGAAGCAATTTCTAGCTTTGAACAGATAGCAATTGATTTTATTGATTCACTTGATTTGAAAGATCCAAATGCAAGTTTTAATGGCTTTGGCATACCACTTTACAGGGCATGATATGGGCTTACGTGACGAAATTCAGGCAGATATTGCCGAAGCATTTAATGAAGATTTAGCGGACGCCGTTCATACCTTTATGTGTGAACGGATTTCAAAAACGAATTGGGATCCTAAGACTGAAACGTATGTTGAAGTTAAAGAAAACTATTCTGGTCGTGGTGTTCTGTTTGGCTCATACAGTCAATATGAGATTCAGACGCTTGGAGTGCTGGCTACTGATAAAAAAGCAACTGTGCTGCAAAATGAAGTATCCATGACTCCAAAAATTGACGATGAATGGCTAACAGCTTTAGGCTCATTTCGAGTTATCCATATTCAACAAGATCCAGCCTCTATTATTTGGAAATGTCAGTTGAGGAAGGTATAAATACTGGTCTAATATCCTTCTAAAGTAGGGGGATGTATGGCTATTAGAAAATTAGAAGATAAAATTAAGCGAGTTTTTTATTTTATTGGCGGTGGAATAGTAGTTTACTTGTTGATCAGTTTTACTATTTTAAGTTCATTTCCATGGTACCCATATCAACTAAATAAAAAACTAGCTTACGAAGTTTTAAAAGATGCATTCACAATAGGCGCAGCATTTCTTGCTCCAATTGCTGCCTTCGTTTTATTTACTGATTGGAGAGTTGAACACAGGATAAAAAGTACTCTTCAGCTTTTGGATGATCTGAAGAATTTATCATACGATATTAAAAATGGATTGGGTTTTTACAATGCCAAAATTATTACGGAAAAAGAATTTCCAATTAAAGAATTTAGAAATAGAGAGGATCGTCAAACAATACAATGGCAACTTATAAAACTGAAAAGAATGAATGGTCAGTTTTTAATTGATAATGTAGAAGTAAAAAAGTTTCAAAATTTACAATCTAACTTTGTGGATTTTGTTGATAAGATATTGAATGATATGAATTTTTTTGAATATTTTTCTTATGAAATTGCAGTTGATAAAAATCTTATAAATAGGGATTACAATAATAATGAATATTTAAAGTATATGGGGATTTTAGAAATAAAACTCAAAGATTTAGAGGATTTGTCTAATCAAATTGATCTTCAGGTTGTTAATGTACAAAATTCCATTTTACAAACTTAATTTGCTTTGATAATTGAGGTGACATGAAAAATCAAAAGAGCTTCGTTTATGCAATTGCGCAATACCTATTCAATATCTAAGCAGCAACGAGGTTAAAAGTCATGGGGTGGAAGGGAAAAAAGCCGACTAGTTTTAGTCTTGAGGTGTCTAAAGCAGCAGAAGCGCATGTAAAGAATATTGTCATGGATACTGTACAATCCTTAGTTAATTTAAGTCCTGTTGATACTGGCGCTTATCGTGCTTCTCATATCGTTTCAATTGGATCTGGAGACTATGGTGTGCGTGGACCTGAAACAAACGCCGTGCAGGATGCCGCTATTCAAGCCGTGAAGTTTAAGTTGGGCAATTTAGTTTATATCCAGAACAACCAGCCTTATGCAGAGCGCTTAGAAAATGGGTGGTCTGATCAAGCACCACAAGGAATTTACAACACCACCTTTACCTTTATTTCTCAGAAGTATGGCGGCTAAAATGGTAATGACTTTAGAGCAGACAAGGCAAGCTATTATCGATCGTATGCAAGCTTTTACCGGTATTACGCAAGACAGAATCCAGTATCCAAATTTACCAGGCTTTAATGTACCTAAAGATGGTGTTTGGTGCCGCTTAACGATTGCAGGTGGTCCCAGTTTTACTTCTGGCATTGCAGATAAGCCATGTACTCGCCGTACCGGTAATATCATGATTCAATGCTTTGCACGTCCCAATTCAGGAATAATTGAAATCACAAAATTGAGTGATGCATTACTTGCTCATTTTGAATATTTCACAATCGAACACTTAGAATGTTTGAATGGCCAATCTATTTATGCGGGTAAAGATGCTGATTTCATTCAATACAATGTATCAATAAGTTTTTTAGTTAACTAAAGCACATAACAAACCAATCTTTCACTACCACCTCATCGGTGGTTTTTTTTATGTCTATAGGAATCACTTATGAGCAATTTTGTTTTTAAGCGTGGTGACACATTCAACTTAAACCTCCAGCTGGTTGATATGGATGAAACTCTGCAGTACCCACCAGATGATGTTCGCCGTGCAATTGATTTAACTGGTTATACCTTCACTTCACAGGTTAAAGCTTTGGCTGATGGTGCTGCTGTGGCTACCTTAACTTGCGCAGCACTAAACCAGAGCACACAGAAGGGATGGCTTAACGTTAAATCAGGTGCAAGCACTGCAACTTGGCCCTTAGGTCTGTGTCAGATGGATATTAAGGCCGTTGTTAGTGGTACTACACAGCACACTGAAACTTTAACTTTCCAAGTGATTGACGGAGTAACAGCATAATGGCAAATCTTGTATTTAAATTTAATTGGGACCATCGACCGTTCCAGTTGAACTCTGCCCAAGGAAGGCGGCAATTTATGCTTCCATTCGCTTCGGGCATCCCTAACTTAACACCAAACTGGACTCAAGTAACCGGACTTGGCACCGCTGCGACAGGTACCCTGACTACATCGACAACAGATACTACTTCTGGAAGAGTTCTAAAGGTTGGTGATTTCGGTATTGGATCGGATCCCATATTGCTAGGAGATAATACTTCACTAGATGTTCCGGTAGATAAATTTACAAGCCTGTTAACACATAAGAATGGAACTGTTGCTGCTCAATATGGCGCTGGTTTGCAATTTAAACATCCTAGTGGTCGGCTTTCTAGAATCTTTATGGGATCTCTTGCAGCAGTCCGTTTATTTGTAATTCAAACTCAATTGGATGCGAGTAATAATCAAACACATCAAATTGCAGAAGTTCTACACTCATTAAATACAACTACAGATTCAAATGGATTTGTGAAAAAAGCATCTCCAATTGTTCAGTTATTTTCTAGCGAGATAAAGTTTAATGATGAGGCGGAAAAACAGAAACTATACTTTGAAAAGATAGATATTGGTGATTACCTTCTAAAAGGCTCACTTGGCTTTGCCCAAGAAGGTTGGTATATCGAAGTCCCTAAAGATGCCAATGGGAACACTGTCGTAGCTGTTGAATATTCAACTTTAGAAAACGGTGATATTTCAATTAAAACTTATAAACGTAAGTTTGATGTGGAAAAGGCAGCCATTGTAGCTGATCTCGAAAATCCACTCGATATTCCAGAAGGCCGCTGGATTGATATCCGTCTGCACGAAGAACCTGAGCCGGAGCCTGATGAGCCGTTGAGTGAAACACCAGTGGATTTCCAGCCGACTAACTTATCTCAGGCAGTTGCTGCAGCAATGAATGGTGTAGAACCGCCCGAAATCTCAGATACAAACGAAACACTTTAATAACCCGCTAACTCAGCGGGTTTTTTATTGCCTAAATTTTGGAGAACCATAAATGAGTTCAGGCGCAAAAATTCGATTATATGCTTGTGAAGAAGCAGTTTTAGGGACTACTCCGGCAAATCCGGTCTGGTATACCGTTCGCCGTGTTACTGATAGTTTGACTGAAAATGTTACTACTGAAGATAGCAGTGAAGTAGTTGATTCACGTTTTCGCCAAGGTGCTGTTGTAACGGAAGCCGAAGTAACTGGTCAACTAGAGTTTGAATTATCACTAGGTACCTTTGACTTATTCTTAAATGTTCTCGCTTTCAATAACTGGGCTGCAAATGCTTTAAGTTTTGGTGGTGGATTACGTAAGTCTCTTACCTTGGTAAAAGTCTTTGAAGATATTGGTCAAGTCTTTATTTATCGTGGTATTCAAGTGAATACAGGTGAAATGACGATCCAGACCACAGGCAAAATCACTGGTAACTTTGGTTTAGTAGGTAGCACATTTACGCGACAGCAGGTTAATCCTGTTACAAATCCTATTCCAGCATCGACTCGCCCTCTGGTGAGTATGCCAAACGTTGAAAAGCTACTTATTAATGGTCAGTCAATTCAAGGGAAAGCTTGCCTGCAAACACTTACCATCAACTTTAGTAATAATCTGGAAGCGATCCGTTGTATTGGTTCAGGTAAGTACACACCTGAGTTCTACTTAGAGAAAATGATGGATATTGGCGTAAATGCTAATTTCATGTTTTCAGCAACATCTGCTGCTTGGATAGATGCCATTAAAACCCGTGATGTATTTACATTGACCTTCGATATTACAGACACCAAAGGAAGTAAGTACTCGTTTAACTTCCCACAACTTGAAGTTAAGGAAGCAAATCACCCGGATGGTGGTGGCGATGACATCATTACAATAGATATCAATTTTGCCCAAGTGCGTACTAGTCCAACGATTGTACGTGCTCTTGTGTAATCAACTTATTCAGTAACAAAGCCTATGGAACCCCATGGGCTTTTTTATTTCTACAAATTAGAGGTTGCTATGGCTTTAAAAGTTGGAATTATTAAAAGCTCGGACGTATCAAAATGGTGCGAATACAAAGGTGCTGATGGCGAAGTACAGGCAGAGTTCAAAGTCCGTGGTATTGCCTATAAACCTTTTCAGGTAGCTATTGAACGGGCAGGAAATCAGATCTCGTCTAAAGGCTATGATGTGATGGTCAAAGATGAAAACGCTAAGCTATATCATGAACTATTATTAGATGCATGTGCTGCTCATCTGATCGAAGATTGGAAGGGGATAGTTTTTTCAGAAGTTGTAGATGGTCAGCCAGTTGAATCGGAAAAACCATATACCCCTGAGAATGCCTCAAAACTTCTCAATCAAGGTGACATTGGTATTTCAATCTGGTTATTCATTAAAGAGCAGGCCCAGAAGATTCAGGAAGAAGCCGACAAGGACAAGGCTTTAATTCTGGGAAAGTCATCGAGCTCTACAAATACCAAAAAGCGTATGCGTCGAAAACGCCGCACGAAATCGAACAAATCAAATTCTTAGGTGGCCACATTCCGGATCCGCCAGAATATTCTTATGCGGCTGATTCCATTCTTTCGGCATTTAGCACTATTTGCAGATCCCGACGATATGAGCAGGGTATCCCTTTATCTTTAGATCAGCACGCAATCAATGTCTATGCAGAGCATAATGATTTGCCTGTGGCTGCTCATATCTTTAATGACTGTATTTTTGCTTTGGATAATTTGTTTTTGGAGGAGTGCCATAAGAAGATATCAACCAAAAGCAAAGGTAAGTGACCAAATTGGGTATTGCCGGGCTGAAAAGCCCAATTTGGTCAAAACGTCAAACAATTAAGCAGTTGTTATTAAACGCGACTCAAAATAACGCAGTCGATGTTACAAGATACTTGATCTGGATTGACAGAAAATTACCTTTAAGGTATTGCGCGTGATTATCAAATGATGAATAATCACCTTACCGTCAATATTTGACGGTTCAGCATTCTTTTACTCTTTTGAGAACCTTGGTGTTTGCTTGTATGTGTTTAACATTAACTGAAGCTAAACAAAAACTTAGAGCATTTGCTAGAGATACTAGCAAAATCAAGTTAACTGCACATGCAAAAGAAAGAATGAAAGAACGCTGTATCTCTATGAAGCAAATTATTTGCTGTTTTGAGCATGGAGATATTACTGAGGGGCCGTACCCAAATACTCGTGGTGATTGCCAGCTAAATGTTTCTGTTCGCACTGCAGGCGAATACATAACAACAGCTGTTGCAATCAAGCAGAGCGAGAACGGTGAATTCTCAGTAGTAGTCACTACATTTAGAGAGTAGGCTAAATTATGTATCACTATGAAGAATGCGGTCTGAGCAATATTTGGCTGCGCAATGGATTTACAATTGAAAATGATGAAGACTATGGTGAACTCGTATCTATTGAATCTGTTCATGAGCTTCATAATGCCATTGGGTTGTTCTTAATTACGCAAAAGCCTGACTTGAATGGTGAGGAAATTCGTTTTTTACGTAAAGAACTAAACTTGTCACAGAAGAATCTTGCTGGGCTTTTAGGAGTCAGTGAGACTAGTATTAGACATTGGGAAGCTGATCGCGGTTTAATTGGTAAACCTACTGAGCTATTACTTCGTGCATTATATAAAGAGCATGTTCAAGGTGATGGCAAACTAAGAAGTATGATTGAGTCATTAAATCATCAGGAACGAACTTTAGTACCAAGTGAAATTAGTTTTTCATATGGAAATAACCATTCATGGCATCAAACCAATTGTGAAATAGCTTAGTTAGTTTTATTTGATAGAAACCACCTTCGGGTGGTTTTCCTTTATGTGACATTTAGTAACCAGTTTGTTAAAGTTAGTACACTTTATAACAAACGGTGAAATTCATGAAAAAAATATTGGCTGCGGGTTTAATTGGTCTTGGGTTGGTGGGGTGCGCTACTCCAGCCTATAATTATCAAGCTATACCTAAAAATATAAGCAAACCGCCAATTGGATCAGTTAATAAAGCATTTGTAGGGGATCAAATGCTTGAACAGGGAATGGTGGTTGATCGTGAAGTTCTAAACGTCCCTGAAAATATTAAAATTAGTTTTGCTTATTCACTTACTTCAGGCATTTACTTAAAAACAGGCAAAAATGAAAAAGGGCAATATTTTCAGCCATTCAACACTGTCAGTGGTGGGGGGATGGTTCAGAAAAACCCTTTAGCTGACCCATTTAAAGTAGTTATGTTAGATACTGAAGGTAAGCTCTGTGTAGTAACAGTATTTAATGCAAAAAACTGTACTGATAAACATCAAGCTACTATGAAGACAGTAGCAATTGCATCAGATAATTCCTTCCAACAAACATTAATTTATAGTGGAAAATTTGGAAATAAAATTAATGTCGGGTACCGTGAATTCTCAAGTAATCAAGCACGTCCTGCATTCAATAATGATGTTGAATATGATTTAAGCCAATCTAAGCAAATAGGTTATAAAGGTGCTTTATTGGAAGTAATTGATGCCACTAATCAAGATATTACTTACAAAGTTTTGAAGAACTTTAACAAGGTAGATTAAGATGAGTGCACCACAATATAAACCAATGAGAGAAAGTGAAGTTTGTAATGCTATCGGGTGGGTGTTAATAGCTCTCGGCTTTATCGCAGGTTTTTTATTTATTCTTGCATTTGGTCGAATTGAAGTAGCTTCTTACTATGGTAAAGAAACGGTTTGGTCTGGAGTTATGATAGCAACAGGAATCGGAATTATATTTAATGGATTCCTTGCAGGCTACTTATTTCAAAAAGTAGCTAGTATTCTTCGTTACCATGAGAATAAATAATATCTTGTATAAAAAGCACCCTAGGGTGCTTTTTAAAATTGGTTTAACTACCCTGCTTGGTAATTATATTTAACTTAAAAAGAACTACCCACTCATTGAGTGGGTTTTTTATTGCCTAGAGGAAAGTAAAATGGCACAAGAATCCCGTTTGGTCATTGTTATTGATTCGCAAAATGCTGAACGTAATGCGCGTAATCTAGGCAATGAACTTGTTAGCATTGAACGTAAAGGTGAATTTGCATCTAAGTCTATGGGCAGCTTGTCTGTAGCCACCAGAGCTTTAGCTGGACACATGGCTGGTTTATTAACAGTAGGTTCAGCCATTTCAAAGATGGATACATATACTGGATTACAAAACCGCCTTAAGTTGGTCACTAATAATCAGGCTGAGTTGAATAAAGCTACTGAAGATACATTCCATATCGCACAAAAAACCTATTCAGCTTGGGATTCTGTGTTACAGGTTTACCAGCGTTTTAGTGATAATGCCAAAACTTTAAACCTCACAATGGATGACACAGCACGTTTAACTGAAACAGTTTCTAAAGCTGTAGCAATTAGTGGTGCAAGCGCAGAAGCTGCTGATGCAGCTTTAGTTCAGTTCGGGCAGGCCTTGGCTAGTGGAACGTTGCGTGGAGAAGAACTTAATTCTGTAATGGAGCAAACCCCAGCACTAGCAAAGGCTATTGCTAAAGGTATGGGTATTACTGTAGGTGAATTACGTTCAGTAGCAGCTGAAGGAAAAATTACTTCACAAGAAATTGTAAAAGCGCTTAGAAATGTAGAATCTGATGTTGATGCTCTTTTTGCTAAAACAGATATCACAATCGGGCAGTCTCTCACACTCCTAAACAACGAGATCACAAAATTTGTTGGCGAAGCAGGTAAGGGAAGTGGTGCGGCACAGGTATTAGCTGGATCAGTTCAAACTCTTGCAAGTAATTTAGATTTAATTGCTGATGGGGCTTTAGTAGTTGGTATTGGATATATCACTCGTGCAATTTTGATGAAGAGCGCTGCTATTAAAGAGGGAATGGCTTCAACTTTAGCGAGCCGCCAAGCATCTGTATTAAATGCTCAAGCAGAATATGCAGAAGCTACCGCTGCTTTGAATGCAGCAAAAGCTCATCTCGCGAATGTGCGAGCAACAAATGCAGAAACCCAAGCTAAATTTGGAGCAACTGCGGCAGCAACTCGATACGCACAAGCACAGGCAGCAGTAACTGCTGCTACAAATGCACAAACAGCAGCTCAAATTAAGCTAAATACTGCAACTTCAATTGCAGGGAGACTAGCTAAAGGGGCGTTTGGATTAATTGGTGGGTGGGCTGGAGTTGCAACATTAGGAGTAATGGGATTAGCGGCAGCCTATTCTTATTTTAATAGTAAGGCAGAGGAGGCAAAGCAAAAGCTTGCTGAACAAGCTAAAGTTGCTGAGAAAGCTGATGAGGAGTTAAAAAAATTAACTGGCAATGATAAGGCTAAAGCAGTTAATGATTTAACTACTGCTTTTAATGCACAAAATAAAGCATTAGAGAAATCATCGCGTGCTGTAGGGTCTGCATTAATTGATATCGAGAACTATGCACGAGGAAATAGGGAGGTTGAAAAAATTTCCCAAGAAGCGAGAACTGGAACTATCAGCTATACAGAAGCCATTGAACGTCTAAATAAAATTAAGTTGCCTACAGATCTATATGAAAATCTGAAAAAACAGGCTGCGCAGTATGATGACAATGTATCTAAAGCAAGTTTATCAGCTGAGAAACTTAAATTATTAAGAGTTGAGGTGAAACTTGGAGGTAATGAAGCACAAAATGCGGCAATTCAGCATCAAAAACAAGCGGATGCTTTAGGAAATACTGCTACTGAAGCAGAAAAGGCAACTAAGGCTTTGCAAGATTATCAAGCCAAGCAAAAAGATAGTGTTATTGATTCAATCTATAAATCAGGATGGCTTGATAAGGGTTACACCGTTGCTCAAGCTAATGCCATTTTAGAATTGCAAAAAGCAAAAGGAATGAGCGCAATTTTGTCTAAAGATGAAATTGATAGTGCGCTTAGAAATCTCAAGATCATTGAAGCGCAACAGGAGAGAGAAGATAAATTAACTGAAGCTAAAAGAAAGCAGACACAGGAAATTGAAAAACAAGCAAAACTTACTAAACGCTTGGTTGGTATTTCCGGTCAATCTGGTATTGGCACTGGCCCTCATCTTGACGTCCGTTATGGTGGTTCAATGTCTGGCCAGAAAGTTTCAAATGAACATCTGGCTCGATTACAAGCAGGTGGAAAACCATTATCTTCGTATAAGATCAGTTCAAATTATGGTCCAAGACAAGCCCCTACTAAAGGGGCTTCTTCATTTCATAAGGGTATTGATTTTTCAATGCCTGAAGGCACACCAATTACGACCAATGTCGCAGTGAAAGATATCAAAACATGGTATGACAGCAAGGGTGGTGGTTATGTCAGTGAAGTGCTCTTTGAGGATGGTGTATCTCTTAAGTTGCTTCATCAATCTCCAAAGATGCAGAGCAAGGTGAAAGGTGGTGCGAGTAAGGGAAGTGATAAAGCAGCAGGTGACATTCAGTCTCAACTTGAACGTCAACAGGATCTGCAACGTTCACTTGAAAATGAGGTAGCTAGTGAAGTCGGACGGATTAACAATAATAGAAAGGCAAGATTGGAGGATGTTGATAAAGCAAACTTTAGCCCGGAACGTACTGCAGAAATCAAGGCGGAAATAAATCGTCGTGCCGATAATGATATTGCTATAGCCAAACAAGCCCTTAGAACGAAATTGGAAGACTACAAGGAATTCCAGAAAACTGAGGAACAGTTACTTGAAGAGAACTTTAACCGTAAAAAGTTCAATGCAGCTCATGACATTGAATTAAGTAAGTCTGAGCAGAAGCAAGCCATTGAATTGCTGGAACAGCAAAAACAGCAAGAATTAGGGTTATTAAAACTAGCTCAGGAACAGCGGTTGTTTCAAGCCCGTTTATCTCTGCTTTCGGAAACTCAAGCTATGCAGGAGCGTTACAGACTCGAACGGGAGGAAATTCTTAAGAATACTAAACTTTCCATTAAAGAGCGGCAAAAGCTAATCGCATTATCTAAAGCCAATCAGGATAAAGAGACACGCGATAAAGTGAATAATGCTGCTCAAAACTGGGGTAATATCCAAGCTGATATGAATGGTACCGGAGAATTTTTCAGACAGGATCAAGAGCGGTTTAGTCGTCTAAATGCTGCAAATGATTTAGCAGATAGTCAGTATGCTGCTACTGATCTTGATGAAAAAAATGGGTTAGATAATCTAAATGCACAAATGGAAGCAGGGCTCATTAAGCAACAGGATTTCGAAAACCGGAAAACAGCTATCATTCAAGCTGCTCAAGATCAACGTAAACAGATTGCTGCCGAATATGCTCAGAATGCTCAGGATATTGAAGATAAGTATCAACAAGATCGTCTGAATACCATAATTGCTTTTGGTGGGAACATGATGGGTTCACTCACATCGATGTTTGGTTCAATGTTTGGTGAGCAATCGAAAGCATATAAGATTATGTTTGCCGCTGATAAAGCTTATGCCATTGCAGCTGCCGGTATTGCGATTCAGCAAAATATTGCAGCAGCTTCAAAAGCTGGTTTTCCTCTTAACATTCCATTAATCGCTGGAGCTGTTGCACAGGGTGCAAGCATCATTGCAAACATCCGGGCAATCAAAGATCAAGGCTTTGCTGATGGTGGTTACACTGGATCTGGTAGAAAATATGAACCTGCCGGTATTGTCCATAAAGGAGAGGTGGTCTGGTCCCAAGAAGACATTAAACGCTGGGGGGGAGTTGGTTTAGTTGAGAAAATGCGTAAGAGTGCAAACCCTGAAGCTTTTCTCAATAACAATGCCTCGGCTGATAGTGTCATGCGCCGTGCATTGATGAGTTCTAATGCCTTTATAGAAAGCCAAAAGCAAGCTGACATCTTTAATCAACCGGTTCAAGATACTCAGATTATCTATAAAGGTAATAGAGACACACCTAAGTTGGCGTCTTCGGCAAATTCTGACTTATTCCATGATGGCAAGGTCTACTTCTCATCCAGTGGTTTAGTTCAGGATCGTTCAAATCTGGATGATGTTCAAGACTTCACGATGGGTAAAGCTGCTCGACCTCAAGCTGAGATTATGCCTTCAATTGAGCCAGCTGCACCGACAATCAATTTCAAAATTGAAGTGATTAATCAGGTGAGTGGGGCGACAGTTGAAGCTGAACAACTGGATGAGCAAACAGTCCGGATCATTGTTACAGATGAACTGGATAAGCAGCTTCCAAGAAAGGTACCGAAACTTGTAAGTGACCAAATCGCAAATCCAAACTCAACCATTAGTCGGTCTTTGACTGAGAATACGACAGCGAGAAGAAATCGTACTTAATAATTTGAACCCTTTTCGGAGGGTTCATTTTCATAATATTTAAATTTCAAGGTGATAAAGTCTGTTGGCATTAAAATTGATGGTTAAGACATGAAAAAAATAATTGTAATTTCTACAACACTTTTAGGACTTACGGGATGTGCCATTCCTGCGGTAAATAATCTCGTAAGATCTACAAATATGTATCAAGATGAAATAGCAGGTGATACAGCGAATTTAAGGGTTTATAGAAGTAATGTACCCATGGTGCAGTTCTATATTACTTATCAAAATAATGAGGGTGAAAAAATTTCAAAAAACCTAATAACTAAGCAGATTTCAAATAATTTAACAAAGTATGGCTCTATGCATGAGCCCAAAAAATTAAATATGCCTAAACCCACAATCAGTTTAAATAATGGTGAAGAGTTTTTTGAGTTTAAAGTACCCGCAAATAAGAAGTTAACTTTCAGGCTTACTTCTGTTATTGGGTCAACTACTATGTATAGTTGTGATGTAAAAATGGACTATCAGTTGGAAAGAAATGGAAATTATGAATTGATCCGTTTTAAACAGATCAAAGATTTTGTGAATCCATCTTTATTGACTGAACCATCTCAAGATGGAGCCTACTGCAAGTTTGTAGTGAAAGAGATTTTTGAAGATGGTAAAGAAACTATTATTAAATCGATTTCTTAATGTTAAATCGTTTTTGTAATTAATTTAAATATCTAAACCTTATTTCATCAAACCACCCTTCGAGGTGGTTTTTTATTACCTGAAGGAAAGTTATGTACAAGTTAAAGCTAAATCCTCAGACCAGCGGCTATGGCGTAACACCGGGTGATGATGTGAAACGTCAGCAGATGGATGGCGGTCGTGGTCGCTATTACATCGATGTAAAACGTAACAGCCACATTGTTGATGTGAACTGGAATTTAAGTAAAACAGATTTCAATAAAATGATGGCTTTCTGGCGGATCTACCAGAATAAGCCAGCCTCATTCTATGCGGATCTGGTGATTGATCAGGGAACACGTCAGCAATACCTGTGTAACTTCATTCCGAACTCGTTCAAGACCAATGAGGTGAATGGCAACCTTTACCGGGTAAATGCACAACTCGAAGTTGTTCAAAACCAGCCTAACCTTGCTGCAGATATAGCATTAATTAAAGATTGGGAGGTCTAATGGATAACGAATATGCCAAATTCTTTTTCAATCGGAAAGTTGATGTCTGTCAACTGGAGTGTATTGAGCTTTCTCATCCTTCTTTTATGAATACATACCGAATAGTCCGTAATGATGATCGTGGGGTGTATGTACAACATAAGGAGGGATCCGGTCAGGTCTATTATGAATTTTTGCCAGCATCTATTCAAAGATCCGGAATGCTGGGTGATCTGGACCAGACATTAACAGTCTCTATATCTGGTTTAGGTGATGTAATGCCGGATGAGTTTGAACGGGTAATCGAAGGCCAATATCCCGATGTAAAGCCAACCGTAAATTACCGGATTTACAGTTCAGACAATCTGAATTCTCCAATGTTTTATTTACTCGGACTACAACTCTCAAGTGTCGCCATGAACCATAAGGCTGTGACATTCAAGGCTGAATCACCACGATTAAATACCACTAAAACTGGGGACATTTTTGTACTGGATCGCTTTAGTGGTTTGAAGGGGGCTATATGAAAAGTCATGATCATTTGCTCGATAGGCAATATGACGAGGATCACTACAACTGTGTTCACTTTGTTCATGAAGCTGCAATGGACCTATACGGCATAGATCGGGCGGAAGCGCTTGAACTCTTTATGCAGCCTAAGGGCAAAATTACTTTTTTATCTTCACGGTTAAAACTTTTAAATCCGCTACCCATGCCCAAGGAAGGCTGCATAGTCGCCTTCCATCCGAGACAAAGAAATAAGCCCCCGCATGTGGGGCTTTTTCGTGGGCAAAAGATTCTTCACCTCATGGAAAGCGGAGTCACTTATTTGCCTGAAGAGGTTGTGATGGGAATGGGGTTTAATCGGGTCAGTTATTATGATTAAAGTTATTTATAAAAAAGACGCTTTGTCTGAAGAAAAGACAATTGAGCAGGCTCAAACCATTGGGCAATGGCTCACTTCAAAATATGAACATATGCCTGAGCATGTCCGTATCTTTCATACCACAAGCAATATGGATCATGCGGAAATTTCATTTGCGAACGAAGTCACACCGAAGAATGCTTATGAGTTAAAGCAGCTTGATTTCTTACCGGGTACTTTTATCGTAGTTGAGAACCCAAAATGGGTCGCTGCTATTGTTTCGATTGTGATTAGCATTGCGATCGCATTTTTAATGCCGACGCCATCAATAGCACAAACGACTCAAAATACTAACCAGTCTTCTTCAGCAAACAATGAACTTTCTAACCGGGAAAACAAGATCCGGGTGAATGGTCGTATTGCTGATAACTATGGAGCTGGGTGGAATACTCCCGACCTAATCGCAGTACCTTACAAGGTATATGAAAACAACGTTGAAGTTGAGCATGTAGTGGGCTGTATTGGGCGTGGACACTATAAAATCAATGGAGCTTATGACGGTGAAACCAATATTGTCGATATTGCCGGTGCATCGGTAGAAGTCTTTCGACCAGGTGTAGATATTGTTTCAGGTGAGCCATATTTTTCGCTTGGTACCGAAATTACAACTCCACCCTTAACGGTTCAGCATCAAACTTCTGTTAATGGCCAAGTTCTCCGTCCTGCAGATACACAGTCTTTAGAAGGTACTAACTATCTTCACTTTGCCTATCCAAACGAGATCCTGCGTGCAGCGGCGAACAACACAGATTTAACCACTAAGTTTGTAAGTAATGACCGCGTAGAAATCACCAATGCCTCATTCACGTTTAACGGCCAGACTTACGATTTAAACGGGACTTATAGTGTCTTGTCGGTTGCTGACGACCGCATGACTTTATCCAATCCAGCTGCGGTAAACAAAAACTGGTTAAAGCTTAAGGAACTTTCGAATCAGCAAACAGCAGCCTTATCGCCAAAGATCAGTTCAATAGGTGAAAAATGGATTGGCCCATTCATTCTTGACAATATTGAACGTAGCCGGGTGCTATGTAACTTTGTTGCTAGTAATGGACTTTACACAGTTTCTTCAGGTGGAAATCAGGGAGCTGTAAACGTCACGATTGAAGTTGAAGTAACGCCGGTTAATGAATCTGGTGCAGCCATTGGCAATCCAATGCTGAAGCAGATCATCCTAAAGGGTTCAGCAAAGTCACGTCAGACAGTTGGTGCAACGCTGGATATGGTGACATTTCAAGGTCGCTGTAGTGTCCGCGCACGCCGTTTAACACCAACACCGGCGGTTACCACTGTTGTTGATGAAGTAAAGTGGCAGGCGCTTTACGGTGCTTATCCTTTACAAAGCACAGTGTATGAACATGAAACAGTTTTTCGTGCACGTACTTATGCAACCACTGGAGCTTTATCTGTCAAGTCCCGTAAGATCAATTTCGATCTTCAGCGAATGTTGCCGACTTATAAAAATGGAGCAATGACGACGGAGCTATTCCCAACATCGAGCTTTGCTGATGCACTGGTTTCAATGGCACTGGATGACAAGATTGGTCGCCGTACGATTGATGAGATTGATCTGGAAAACATTTATCGGACTTATAACGATGTAGTTGATTATTTTGGTACACCACTTGCGGCTGAGTTCTGCACCACAATTGATGATACAAACTTGTCTTTTGAAGAGCTCGTCACCAATCTTTGTGATGCCGTGTTTTGTACTGCATATCGTCAAAATAATAAGCTCAAGCTTTATTTTGAACGGCCAACTGATAACTCGGTAATGCTGTTTAACTTCAGGAATATCATTCCAGATAGTTACAAGCATGATCTGACCTTTGGCGTGATGAATGACTACGACGGACTGATCTATGAATACACGGATCCGACCGACGACACCCGCATAAATATCTATCTACCGGATAAAGGGGCCAAGAACCCCAAAGAGGTGAAATCTGTAGGTGTGCGTAACAAGTGGCAAGCGCATTTCAATGCGTACCGGCTTTGGAACAAGCTTCGCTTCCAGCGCAAATCCATTACCTTTGATGCGGCACCAGAATCAGAATTACTGGTTTTACGTGACCGGATCGCTGTAGCTGATTATCGCAATGGTATCCATCAAAGTGGTGAGGTGGTGCAGCAAGAGGGTTTAATCCTGACTTTAAGCCATGATGTAGATTTTATTGCAGGCAAGAGTTATGTGATTTATTTGCAAATGGGGGATGGTACCGTGGACCTTATTCCTGTTACCGCAGGATCTGCCAAGAACAAAGTAGTTTTAGGGCGTTTACCGAACGGGGCCTTAAAGCTTAGTCCCGATGACTTTGTGAATACTATCTATACGGTGGTTAATGACGATACCAAAGGCTCACTGCCTTATCTGGTTGCAAAAAGAGAACCGGCTGACCAGTTCTCTAATACTATTACTGCAATTAATTACGATGAACGTTATTACCTCAATGACAAGGACTTTATTGATGTACCAGTAGATGATTCACCGATTTACATTCGATATGACCAGCTTGATATTAATCTGGCACGTTTGTATCAGATGCAAAGAGGGGATTTGCCAACGACTGGAGAAATCAGTTTTGTAGTTGAAGCAGGTGCACTGGTTTCAAGCTCAAGTTCTTATCGACCGGAAACCAGATTTGTCTATAAATTCGACTATAAGTCTAGTCCTGCAAAACGAGAGTATATCGTTCCAGCTGCCTCAGAATTACCAGCGATAGATACAGGGGAGTTCCCACCTGATCTGGTGGTGAATCTAACGATTAAAGGCTCAGTTGTTGGACGTGGTGGAGATGGCGGGTTGCCACATTTAGCGTACGGAGATTGGGAAAAAGATTCTGACTTCAATTTTACCAAAACCCGGCGTGATGGGTTTCAGGGAGCACCCGGTTTGTTGAACCGGCACAGCAAACTAAACCTGATTATCGATGGCGGGACGTTAGCTCGAGGCGGCTCAGGTGGTGGAGCAACACCAAGTGGTATTTACACTGGATCATCTTATGGGGTTCAGGGAATTCCTGGTGGTGCTGGAGCATCATTTGGTCGGGTCATGACTGGACAGCCGATTTCAAATGACTCACAAGATTATCGCCTCTATCTGGAGAGTTATTTATTGGTTATGAAAATCACTGATGCTGAAGCTTCGGTACCCGGGAAGGGTTATCGAACGCAGAATGAACGCTATGGTTCACCACTTTCTGGAGATGGGGGAAACTGGGGTGAACGCGGTACCAAATCAACAAATGATGGAACATGGAACTGGCAATACCATGGCACAACTGAAGGTCAGCCGGGGCCGGGTGGACCTGCAATTGTTGGGGTGGCACCGCTAACAACTCAATTGATTAACGGAGGGAAAATCTTACAAACACTTTAAACTTTAAAAGAACTTTGAGCACCCAATTCGGGTGCTTTTTTATTGTCTAAAAATATCTGGAGAGATTTATGGAACCAGTTTCCACAAGCGGTTTTACAGCACTACTAAAATTGTACGGGATTGCAATCATGGTGACTTTAGCGGTCGGTTTGGTTGCAGCAGTGGTATTAATGACTCGTATGCCACGTTCACCACAAGAGTGGGCAGTGGGCTTGATCTGTACGGTTGTTTCAAGTTTGGCTGGTGGCTCGTTCATCATTGTGAAGTGGGGGCTTCATGAATGGGTTACTGATGTATGGGGGATGATAGCACTTGGTGGATTCTTCTTTGTTTGTGGTTTACCTGGTTGGGCTTTAGTCCGTTGGATCTTTAATTTCATAGATAAACAGGAAGGGAAAACGATTGTTGAAGTGATTAAAGAGTTTAAGAAAGCCAGAAAAGACATTGAAAACAGCTAATGCCGCCTTCGGGCGGTTTTTTATTACCTAAGGAAAAGTTAAATGAACATTGAACAATATCTTGACGAACTCATTAAGCGTGAAGGCGGGTATGTAAATAATCCCGCAGATCGGGGTGGTGCAACCAAATACGGTATTACTCAATCTGTAGCTCGTGAAAACGGCTATAGAGGCAATATGAAAGATTTACCTCTTGATGTGGCCAAAGTAATTTATCGGAAACAGTACTGGATAGAACCACGTTTTGATCAGGTGAATAATCTTAGCTCTGCTATAGCTGAAGAACTTTTAGATACCGGAGTGAACTGTGGTATCAACTTTGCAAAACCACTTTTACAGCGTGCTTTGAACTTGCTTAACAACCAAGGTAAAGCTGGGTACGCCGATTTGAAGGTTGATGGTGTTTATGGTTCTAACACTTTAGGAGCTTTAAAAACCTATCTAGCCAAACGTGGGAAAGAAGGTGAGAAGGTTCTAGTGCGAGTGCTCAACATTATGCAAGGCCAGCGTTACATTGAAATCTGTGAGCGTAATCCAAAGCAGGAGCAGTTTTTCTATGGCTGGATCGCCAACCGAGTTGTTGTATGAAAGTCTTTCATTGCAGACGTTCAAATATTGCTTTCACAATTACATTGCTGTGCATTCTATTTTCAGGATGCTCAGCTCATACGATCAATAACAATGTCAGTGTAGGAATTTGCGTAAAAGCCCTCTAAAGAGGGCTTTACCTTGTTTCATCTTTGAGTTCAGCCAATATTTGAATCAAAAACTGTTCAGTATAAAATTTTTGGCAATTTTCTAACGAATTTATTAGTCTGAGATACTGCTGCATATATATGGAGTTTATACAATTATCATCTTTTTCTTTAATCTCTAAAGGTAAAATTTTCTTCATCTCTAGAAAGAATGAATCTAATATTTCATTCATTTGCTTGAGAGGAATGGCTCTATTACTATTGAAATAAAGATCAAATTCATTAAGGATAGATTTTAGGGTATAAAAACTTCTATTAAATTCAATTGCTGCTCTTTGATTTTTCTCAAGATTTATACTGGTGATTTTTACTCTAGTATCTAGATCAGAATTAATATATTCACTTGCTTTTACCCAAAAATCATTAAATAGTTCTTTTGAAAACTTATGAAATTCAAACTTATTTTGAAGCTTAATTGGATCACGCCAATCTGTATATAGTTTGAGTGCGATTATTGCGGCACCAATTGTTGCTAATGCAGAAAAAATACTTATTGTGATTGTAAAGGATTCTTTAAGTGTTTCAGTTACATTATTGTGTGAATACAATAATAGGAAAAAAAAGAATACGATAGTACAAATTGCTACTATCGATCCAATAAAATTTATTATGAATTGTTTGTATTCTGATTTCATAAATTAATATTAAAAGATGTTAATTATTTATAATAACCAATTAAATGTTTAAAGGTTATCCCCATAAATAATATTATTGAGCAAATATTTGCTCAAAATCAATAATGATTAATGAAAAATGAGAAAATCTTTTCTCATTTTGTTATCAATGGAAGTTCATCCCACATAAATGGGTTTTTAGTGAGTTTATCTCTCGACATCGACCACGTTCGGCCAGGTATATAACAAGGACCAACGCCAATCTTTTTCTTTCCAAATTTTGTATGCACGTTATCAAGCGTCTTCATTAATTTTTCTTTCTTTTCTATCATTTCAAAGTCAGTAAGAAGTTCGTAAGTATGGCCAGATTTGGGCTCTAAACATGTCAGTACAACACCACACTTCTTATATTTAATCCCTTCCTTAAAAATATGACTCACCATAACCGTAGCGGCTTTAACTAGATCTAAAGCGCAATCAGTCAGTTCATGAAATGTATAGCTAACTGACTTATTATAAAACGGCACATTGGGATCAAAAGGATTTGACTGTACAAAAGCAATCATACATCCGCATAGTAACCCTTCATCGCGCAATCTCTTACAAGCATCTTGAGCATACATCGATATAGCTTCTTTTAGATCTGTTAGTTCAGTTACACGACCACCGAAAGACCGGCTTGCAACTATTTGCTTTTTTGATGGTGGGGTGTGCTCAATCTCAATGCATGAGATGCCTTGCAGTTCGTAGATCGTGCGAGCCATAACAATAGAAAAGCTTTTTTGCATTTCACGTGGTTCAGCACAAGCTAAATCAAACACGGTATTAATTCCCATGCTTTGCAACTTCTTTGCATGTTTACGGCCAACGCCCCAAACCTCTGAAACATCGATAAGTGAAAAGTAATATTCTTTATTACACGGATCCATATTCACTAAATCACAAACACTGTTAAAGCCGGGATTCTTTTTAGCAATATGATTTGCAATCTTTGCTTCTGTTTTACTTCTGCCGATTCCGACACAGACAGGTAAGCCTAACCACTTCCATATTTGTTGGCGCATTTGCTGGCCAACTTTTTCTAAGTCAAAATTCTTTTCATAAGCTGTGAAATCTACAAAGCACTCATCAATCGAGTACGGTTCAACTTCTTCTGCAGTTACGTAAGAGGCAAGGATCGTATGAAAGCGCCGTGACATTTCTGCATACATTGCATAGTTGCTTGAAAGAACAATTACGTTATGTTGCTGAACAATGTCTTTAATTTGAAAAAGCGGCACACCCATTTTTATATTTAAGGCTTTTGACTCATTGCTACGCGCCACGGCGCACCCATCATTATTGCTGAGCACAATCACAGGCTTATTGTTCAAACTTGGGTCAAAGACTCTCTCACATGAGACGTACATGTTATTTACATCGATGAGAAAAAATACTTTGTTCTCATGTTTCATAACTTAATGCCGTGTCATTTTAATGATATGAGTGACAACGCCCCAGATAATTAGTTCTTGGCCCTCTTGTAGATAGATATTTTTATATTCAGGATTCTCAGCTTTAAGCCATTGGCCTTTTTCATCGATCATTAAACGTTTAACTGTGAATTCATTGTCAATTAGTGCAATAACGATATCGCCGTGTTTGGCATCTAAACTACGATCGACAATCAATTCGTCATCAATATCTATACCTGCATTAAGCATTGATAGTGATGCAACTTTGACAATAAACGTTGAAGTTGCATTTTTGATTAAGTGCTCATTCATATCGAGCGCTTTATCGACATAATCTTGTGCTGGAGAGGGGAAACCAGCTGATACCTTTTCAATAGCTAATGGTATTGATAAATGCGTTGATGGAGTAACTAATTTTATTGAGGCGACATCAGTCAAAGCATTGCCAAGATTGAGATGTGGCTTTATTTCAATAATAAAAGGTTCGATAGTGCTCATAGTTACTCCTTGATTTTGTTACATAATCAAGATGATATGCTAGAGCTTGCTTTAAATTCAAATTTAAAAAGTTGTGGATAAATAATAACTAGTCGTAACTTGTCGCGTTATACGATGCATTTGGTCGGAAAATCAACGGTGCTAATTTGCACTTTTTTTTGGTTTTGGGAAGTAGTCAGCAGTAAATTCGCCGATCGGCATTTCAAAGAAAAATTGATCAGCATCTTCTTTTTTACAGTTCAACCAGTCTTCTCGATATTCTTCAGGGATAACAATAATTGATCGTTTCTCATCTTCAGGTTTGTGGAATTGGTTCATAAAAGGATGATTGTCTGCATTGATGGTTAGCATCGACATAGATCTAATTTGCTGGCCGTCAATTATTGTAGATTCATAAATGGCAGCCACAGTGAATGGCATGCCATCCTCTCGATAAATTCCCCATCTTTCCGCTTTGCCATTCACATATCTTGGTTCATAGATCTTTTCTACAGGTATTAAAGCAAACTGGCTTTTAGCCCATGCATGTCGAAAACTAGGCTTTTTATCAACCGTCTCTGTTCTAGCGTTGTAAGTATATTTTGAGAACTTTAAGTCATGGTTCCAAGGTGGAATCATGCCAAACTTAACTTGGCGCCATTCTATCTGGCCATCTTTAGAAAAAATAAGAGGGCAGTCGTAGCCAGGATAAACATCTTCTTTATAGTCGAATGTTGGCTCGAATAGATCTAGCAGGTGCACCCGGTCTTTTGAAATTGGTTCATAATTAGCGCACATGATTATTTCCTTATTTATTTAGTTTTAGTATGACAATTTTAGAGTAAAGGTTTTATATAATTATGTATGGAGTTTTCAGAAGAAAAGTCTAGTGAATATTTTAAGTAAGATATTAATATAATTTGTTTTTTGGAAGAAATGTTAAAATGAATTTATTGGAAATAATAGCTAAAAACTGTGGATTGGCAGTGGTGGACTCAGTAACTCTAGGGTTAGGTTCAGCTGTAAAAAATTCCTTTTATGAAATTAAAGATCACGTAAATCAATGTAATGATGCATTGTATCTAATGCAAATAAAAACATTTCTTGAGACAATCGATTTAGATGAAGGCGAAGTGAAAGATTTCTTTAGTAAAAATCAAGATAACAATCGACTAGGAATTGAATTATTTAAAATTTTAGAAAGTACATATATAGAAAAACAAGCAAATTTGTTAGCTATTAACTTTCAAAACTATTTACAGGGTAAGTCTGATAAAAGCCAATTTAATAAGTATATAAATTTAATAAAAAAAATTGATGCTCATATTTTTGAAGTAATTAATGATGACTTGCAATATCCTCAAAGGCTTCGTGAACAATCCATACCTTGTGAAGGATTGCCAAAAGATGCAACCGATTACAACAAATATTGGGAATTTGAAAATCTTTTAGTGAGTGATTTCAAAGATCTAGAAGTTTTAGGATTTATTGAGGAAGAAATAAAGGAAACTTCGGTTACATACAGCTCAGTTGTAAGCCCTAAAATAAAGAGAAAAAGAACGCGTTTCTATCATAATTTTTATATTGATCTTTATAGTAAACTAAAATAAAACGGGAATGGTCTATAATTCTTAAAAATGAGTTCAACTCCTATAGTGGGACTTGAACAAAAAAGAGACTGTTGTTAATCATACTTAATCAAAATTAAATGTTATACATGAGTTATACCAGCATGTTATACAGCAAAAAACTAGCTATAAAATCAATAGTTTAAAATAGTTGTTCAACTCCCGCCATCTCCACCAAGATTCGTGAAAAGCCCTGAAACGAAAGTTTCGGGGTTTTCTCTTTTTAAGATTCAAATTATTAAATCATCTATGCGATGAGCAACCAATAGAACATGTATGTCTGTGTTCAGGTTGATTTCTAAATCATCTATGCGATGAAGAACCCACTTTGTAGATATGGTTTTATCTGGATAATTTTCTAAATCATCTATGCGATGAAGAACCTTCTGGTCGAGATGCGAACTCGTTTGTATCTTTTCTAAATCATCTATGCGATGAAGAACACTATTTAAATCAAGGCCAACTTATTGATGATTTTCTAAATCATCTATGCGATGAAGAACGTTGTAATGGGTTTAGATCATTATAATAGTATTTTCTAAATCATCTATGCGATGAAGAACAGCAAGAATATACTTTTCCCGTTTAATAATAATTTCTAAATCATCTATGCGATGAAGAATTCTACGCGACGGCAGCCAGACGATAGCTGTGATTTCTAAATCATCTATGCGATGAAGAACGTACTGATGGGAATGCTTCAAAGCGGGGACTGTTTCTAAATCATCTATGCGATGAAGAACGGCAATGTCCGCGATAAAAATCGCCTCAATCTTTTCTAAATCATCTATGCGATGAAGAACAACGATTTTATTCAATTAGCACCAGCCGACTGTTTCTAAATCATCTATGCGATGAAGAACCATCTGCCCTACCAACATGTCGAGTAGCTGCATTTCTAAATCATCTATGCGATGAAGAACGTTGTAATGGGTTTAGATCATTATAATAGTATTTTCTAAATCATCTATGCGATGAAGAACATCGGGATATCGTATTGATGTGCATGTATACGTTTCTAAATCATCTATGCGATGAAGAACTTTCATCATAAATAATTAACACACTATTTTTATTTCTAAATCATCTATGCGATGAAGAACATAAGCATCAAAATCTTCAAGTTCTTGGTTTATTTCTAAATCATCTATGCGATGAAGAACTGAGCCGTGGTAACTCAGCACCTAATTTTAAATTTCTAAATCATCTATGCGATGAAGAACGAATAACTTGCATTAGGCCACGTGCATCTTTATTTCTAAATCATCTATGCGATGAAGAACTGGAAAGCCCTGATTGCCGTGGAAAGTTGTCATTTCTAAATCATCTATGCGATGAAGAACTTTTATAATCAATGGCTATTTTTGAAGCTTAATTTCTAAATCATCTATGCGATGAAGAACGCGGGATCTGGAGTGGAGGCCGTCACACAAGATTTCTAAATCATCTATGCGATGAAGAACTTGCGTGGATCCGTTTCATCAAAGGTGGATGATTTCTAAATCATCTATGCGATGAAGAACTCTCAAGAAGCTAAAGACCTCGGCATCAAGATTTTCTAAATCATCTATGCGATGAAGAACGGGTTGCTCAAGGTAATCAAATCACTGTGTTATTTCTAAATCATCTATGCGATGAAGAACAACTTGGCGAGTGTAATTCAACTTCGGAAACTTTTCTAAATCATCTATGCGATGAAGAACAGTTAAGAAAAAACCACAGGCATTTATTTTAATTTCTAAATCATCTATGCGATGAAGAACTGAAATCTCCGATCGATGACATAGTTTGGTTATTGCTAAATCATCTATGCGATGAAGAACTCGATCAGCTGCGTAAATCCGTGTCTGCAGGCTTTCTAAATCATCTATGCGATGAAGAACGTTTCTTGGTATCAAAGGCATATCCAACTGAATTTCTAAATCATCTATGCGATGAAGAACATGACCGCAAACAGCGATATAGAGAACGTGTTTTTCTAAATCATCTATGCGATGAAGAACACTAGGTCGTTATTAAACTTATTACTTAAATATTTCTAAATCATCTATGCGATGAAGAACGCAATGGTTTTGATGGTGTAGCTTTTGAAACATTTCTAAATCATCTATGCGATGAAGAACACCACCCAAAGTCCCAAAACTCTGCACCTTCTTTTCTAAATCATCTATGCGATGAAGAACTTGCAGATTTCAACCAGCCAGCAGCTGGTGCATTTCTAAATCATCTATGCGATGAAGAACAGTCAATGAAAGTTTCACGATAATTCCCTGAATTTCTAAATCATCTATGCGATGAAGAACTAGCAACTCTCCAAAAGCAATTGGCGAAGATGTTTCTAAATCATCTATGCGATAAAGAACTGTAAGGCAAATGGGATTAAAACTCAGGAAGATTTCTAAATCATCTATGCGATGAAGAACACCACGGCTTACAGTTAAATTACGGGCCTTCTTTTCTAAATCATCTATGCGATGAAGAACTGCAGGCTCAACGACAAAGTGAGCTCTATGATTTTCTAAATCATCTATGCGATGAAGAACTCTCGATGGCCGTTGATGCTCAACCTGTGGGCTTTCTAAATCATCTATGCGATGAAGAACATGACCGCGTCGCACTAAGCGGTGCTGTATATTTTCTAAATCATCTATGCGATGAAGAACGCACCCGCAGCAAGTACAAATGGACGCAGATCTTTCTAAATCATCTGGGCGATGATGAACCTTATGGCAATTAGGCAGCATATTGGTTTTCATTTCTAAATCATCTGGGCGATGACGAACGGTCATTTGCATTAGGAGCCGATTCACTTGGATTTCTAAATCATCTGGGCGATGACGAACTTCGGAAGTGACAACATAGAGCAGGGCGCTATTTTCTAAATCATCTGGGCGATGACGAACTGGAAGTCATAGACCGTATGGTTGCGGCTCATTTTCTAAATCATCTGGGCGATGACGAACTTCGAAGCTGCGGTAATCAACGCGATTGCATGTTTCTAAATCATCTGGGCGATGACGAACAAATCCTCGTCGCCATATAGCGCATTAAACTCTTTCTAAATCATCTGGGCGATGACGAACATGATCTGCCTAAAAATCCGTCTAGCAATCAATTTCTAAATCATCTGGGCGATGACGAACAATTCACCGCGGGGAGCATCCATTTAAGTTGATTTCTAAATCATCTGGGCGATGACGAACACTTTGCTCAGCTTTTCGTAGTTGTCGTACCATTTCTAAATCATCTGGGCGATGACGAACTTAGGGTCTACTTTAGCTAGACGAGCTTGCAATTTCTAAATCATCTGGGCGATGACGAACGTAAATTCACACACAGCTTCACTACCTTCGGATTTCTAAATCATCTGGGCGATGACGAACGTGCTTTCTTTTTAAAGCTGTTTTCATGAACTTTTCTAAATCATCTGGGCGATGACGAACCTGTTGTTGTTGCCAAAAAGCTAATAGCTAATTTTCTAAATCATCTGGGCGATGACGAACAACGATCATTCATAAAAGGCTTATCTGATAATTTTCTAAATCATCTGGGCGATGACGAACCGAGCGCACTTGCGTTTTTAGGCATGTGTGGCTTTCTAAATCATCTGGGCGATGACGAACTCATTTACTTCTAAAAAGTTTTCAATTTTTTCTTTCTAAATCATCTGGGCGATGACGAACGAACAAGTGTTTTTTCAGAATTTAAAGACATATTTCTAAATCATCTGGGCGATGACGAACTAATAACGAAATGGACACAGTGAAATTTTTCAGGTTTCTAAATCATCTGGGCGATGACGAACTTTCAAGTAATATTTGGGAAATCAAAGACTCATTTCTAAATCATCTGGGCGATGACGAACACCTGGCTGATCCAGTGATTTGTATTGCAGAATTTCTAAATCATCTGGGCGATGACGAACTTATTTATCAATACGGTCAATCCGCTTGGTCTTTTCTAAATCATCTGGGCGATGACGAACATAATCCTGCTATCTTTTGTTTCATCTAAAATTTTCTAAATCATCTGGGCGATGACGAACAATACCTAATGGCACATATTGCAGAAAAGAACTTTCTAAATCATCTGGGCGATGACGAACTGAGATGAATTTAATTGTTGAACCATGTCATTTTTCTAAATCATCTGGGCGATGACGAACGTCTAATCAAGATCTGATCAACTGGACTGTCGTTTCTAAATCATCTGGGCGATGACGAACTAGAGTTAAGTTAAAACAAAACTCTTAAAATCAATTATATAAGTTTTTAATGAGTGAAAATACTTCGTTATGAGGTACTTGGGTTAAAAGTATGATTTTATTTGATTTTACTACATATGTCAGTAATGAAGCTAAACATGTAATCTAAAATATCTTGGTCTTGGCATGTTTCAATAAGCTGCATTCGGAATTCTTTTTGATTTAATCCTCTTGCTGCACATGTAAAAGCGAGTGGCATTACAAAAGCATCTTTAACTAGATCAGCTAGGTCAAAGACTAGACCTCCACGACGTGTTTTACCGTGCAAAATAGGGAGGGCAAAGCTAATTCCCATCCCATTTAAAGCAACTGCTGCATAGCCATAGGCAATATAGTTTCCATGATCAAGGTAGCTGTTGGCTATATCCGCAATAGAGTCATGAGAGTTTTTGCCTTCATCACGAATAAACTCAACTCCAAAGCCTTTAGCAAGTTGTTTGTATAGCGTTTTGGCCCAACGTCCTTCGGCTGCAAGTAATTCCTGTTGATTTTCGGAGCGATCAATATCTTGTTTGAACGTGTTTAAAGCATTTTCATCAATATAAATACCAGATTGAATCAAATCAAAATTCTTTTTCCATGATTGTGATACGAGGGCAATACGTTCAAGTAATAATATTTTTGCCATGAGTAAACGTGCGTCATCGTCTAACCACGCTCTCATCCAAATTTGCATATATTCAGTGGGGCGGTATTCACTTTGGGGTGCTAAAAATGTTAAGTCTAATGATGAAAATAAAGGGGAACCGCCGGAACCGCAAAACCCAACCATGACATTAGATTCCGCTAAACGTCTGGCAGCCGCATCTGTTAATGAGCTGCCTTTGCCAAGTAGTAAAAAGGCGGTGTTTTTCTCTGGAATATTATAAAAATATTCCACAGGTTGTGAGTTCTCCGTCAAGTAAACAATTCGATCATCTTTTAAAACGACACGAACTTTTTCTAGGTAAAATACGCAGGCACGCTTTGAAAGCATAAGTGGGCGGCTGCGTTCTTGACGGAGTTGACTCATATTATATTTCCTTAAAAGACGGGTAGGGCAAAAGGACTTTCCTTACGGGCAAGCCCATAGCTATCTGGCAGCCCGTATCCCGCGTTTTCACTCTCCTGAACATCAATAATGACTGTAAAACCATGACCTGTACTACTGACCACCTGAAAGAAGGGCATTCCTTTGGCCGTTTTTAAGCGTCTATCTCTTAAAGGTTCATTTTGGTGGGAAAGCTTAGTACGTTCAGATTTCAGAGTTGGAATACGAAACTTTCGATAACTTTTCCAACCAGAAATTTTGGCAGTAGGAACAGGAATTGCGGCACCTAAAACGGTATAGTCGCGAATTTTCCAGTGTCCTTTAATTGCCTCGATTAACTCATCTAACTCATCCTGTTTTTCTGCAAAAATTCGCAAAATATCAAAGTTAGGTTTAGCCGAACGACCATGTTTTTTTTCAAATTGTTCCTGCTTCGCTTTCAATTTATCAGATATCTCTAGTGCAAGGGCGTAATGCGCAGGCAGTTTCCGAAAAGCACCATGAATGACGGTGTAAATTTGATTACGAATATGACCAAGTTTTAAATCCGTATCGTCTGATGACTCAAGAACACGGATATCCAGATAGTAATTGGCATCCAT